TATCACAGTTCAGTCGTGAAGCAAGTACAGAAGGAAAATTCAGAGAAGTTGATAGAATCCAAGTCAAGGGCAAGACTGAAAAAGTTACGGTTTATACATGTAGTTAATGAGCCCACTGACTTTCAATTAAACTACTTTTGGCTTATGAATTTTTTAGATATGAGTATGTCATATCATTATGTACATGATCATCCTAATATAAAAGAAGGTAATCCTCTATTACCTGAAAAACCTAATGCAGGGCAATTCATATTACAAAAGGGACTTACAGCTCCTCTTCTAGCTGCAAACTCTAGTTACGAAGATATGGTATTTTATAATGTAGTTCTAACAATAGTTGTCTTAAGAAACCATTACCTGTATAATACGACATCAAGATGTGCTGGACCTGCTAACTATCACGTTGATGGTTATAATGTAAACTGTAATTAAGGTATAATAAATAGTTGAACTAATACATAATCTATTATATAATATACGGAGTAAATATGTACGATAAACAAAAAGTAATTGATCAATTAAAAATTGACGAAGGTATAGTTTATGAGATCTATAAAGATCACTTAGGTTATCCTACATTCGGAATAGGACACTTAGTTCTAGAATCCGACCCTGAGTTTGGTCAAGATGTTGGTGTTCCTGTTTCAGAGGAAAGATGCTTAGAAGTATTTGACCATGATCTTGAAGTTACTGTTAATGAGTGTAAAGTATTATTTTCTGACTTTGATGAAAAGTTAGATGAGGTGCAGGAAATACTTATTAATATGATGTTTAATATGGGAAGAACTCGTTTAAGTAAATTTAAAAAATTTATTGGAGCTCTTGATGAAAAAAATTATGATGAGGCAGCTAATCAAATGATGGACTCAAAGTGGTATAACCAAGTTGGTAAAAGATCAGAAAGATTAGTTGAAAGAATGAGAAATGCAGGATAAAAAAACAATCCAACAACAAATAGACGAAAAAATAATTACAGTAAAAGACTTTGCTCTATCTATAGAAACTTTTGTTAATGATAAAAAAATAGGCTATTTAGATGCTCTTACGCATTATGCAGATCAAAATAGTGTAGAAATAGAAACAATAGCTTCTCTAGTAAAGAATAGTCATGTATTAAAGGCTAAACTTGCTGCTGAATCTGAAGGTAAAAAATTATTAAAAGCATCTGGCAATAAACTCCCTATCTAATGGAAGGTTTTGTTGTTAGAAATCTTCTATCGCGAGAAGAAGTAACTGATCTTATGTCACTCTGTAATAGAGACTGGGAAAGAGCTTCTTCTATAGATGCTAAAGGTACTGAGCTTTCATATGATTCATCTAGAATTACTGAAATGGTTGGTCTAAATTTTCATGAATTAGGTAGCATTCCATCAAAAATCATAAAAAAAGCTAATAGTATTTTCAATAATAAATTTTATACTAATGAGTCTATTAGTATTCTTAAATATGATTCAAGGCTAGGGGCTAAATTTGACTATCATACTGATGATATTAACTATAAAGTTTATATTGACGGTAACGGTAATAGAATAACAGACCCTGAAGAATATTTTATTATTAATTCACGTCCTAGAAGAAAGATTTCAATAACAGTTGCACTTAATAATAAATGCGACTATAATGGAGGTGACTTTAAAATTCAACCCGATGGTGAGCAGAATTCGTTTGAATACAATGCTAAAAATATTGATTTGAATTTAGGTGACGCTGTTTTATTTGATTCAAGGATGTATCATGGAGTTACTCCTGTTACAGAAGGTATTAGATATTCAGCTATAATATGGTTATATCATTTAGAGGAATTTTATGATTGGTGGAGCACAAACGATCAAATCCCTTCCGAAGGGTTCGATAGATTTAAGAGGTACTATGAAAAGTACGATATCCCCTTATGAGGTTTATATAAAGTATCTTGCTCTTAAGCAACATTTTACAACAGAACATTATAATTATTTTACTTATAACGGTAAAGTAAGAGCATCTGAACACGCATTTAATATTAGAAAAGACAAATACTTTTTTATGAAGTTATCTAAGCATAAAGATGTAGAAAATTTCCTTTTAGCTAATATAGTTGACGGTGATAAAGATTTCTGGATTGGTGAATTAAGAGAATCTGCACCGGAAGATGTATATCGTAACTGGAAAAAAAGACAAGAAGCTTTAACTTATACTTTTAAAAACGAGTTAAGTAATCTTGATGATAATTTTGATAAAAACTTTGCTGTCGAAAAGTATGGCCATCCGCACTTGCTTAGGTTATATTTAAGAAATGAAGTTTGTATTGAAACAATGTGCATACTTGATATGCTAGTGAATTATAGTAAAACTTGGAACAAATATTTACAAAAAGACTTGATCTGGGAAGATAAATATACTATAATAACCAAGTATAGGCCTTTTCTATCTATAGATTTAGATAAGTTTAAGACCATTACTTTGGATTATTTTAATGATAGATAAACCGCAAATAAACCGCAATATATACCGCAATACGCAAGGAGATAATATGTCGCAATCATTTGAAGCACTTAAGAAGAACTCGGCTTCTGAGCTTAATAAACTTACCGAGGCACTAACTAAACTGGATAGCAGTCCTAAAAAGCAAAATGGACCAGATGATAGAATCTGGAAACCTGATGTTGATAAAGCAGGGAACGGTTATGCAGTTATCAGATTTTTACCAGCACCAGAAAATGAAGATGTACCATTCGTAAGAGTATGGGATCATGGCTTCCAAGGACCTACTGGGCAATGGTATATCGAAAAATCTTTAACTACTGTTGGTCAGAAAGATCCTGTATCTGAGTATAATACTATGCTCTGGAATTCAGGTATTGAAGCTAATAAAGACTTAGTTAGAAAATATAAAAGAAGGCTTTCTTTTTATTCTAACATTTATATTGTTAAAGACCCTACTAGACCTGAAAATGAAGGTAAAGTATTCCTCTACAAATATGGTAAAAAGATCTTTGAGAAATTAAATGATCTTATGAACCCACAATTTGAAGATGAAAATCCTGTTAACCCGTTTGACCTTTGGGCTGGAGCTGACTTCAAGCTTAAAATACGTAATGTAGAAGGTTACAGGAATTATGATAAGTCGGAATTTGATAGTCCAGCACCGCTAAGTAGCGATGACAGCTTGCTTGAAACAGTTTGGAAAACAGAGTATCCTCTTAATGAGTTTACTGTTTCTGAAAACTTCAAGACATATGATGAATTAAAGACTAAGCTCTATAGAGTTTTAGCCTTAGGTGAAACAAGTAGTCAACCAGTTGCTTCAGCACCTCAACCTCAACCTGAGATAGCTGCACCATCTATTCCTACTACATCAGCCGATGAAGATGTTCCTCTTTCTTCTGACTCTGGTGATGACGACACAATGTCGTTTTTTCAGAAATTAGCTGAATAGCTAATTCTCTTCTGGGGGCGGTATCATGCTGCCCCATTTTTTTGTTTGAGCGCCCATAGCTCAATTGGATAGAGCAACAGCCTTCTAAGCTGTAGGTTCCAGGTTCGACTCCTGGTGGGTGCGCCAATTATTTAGAAACTAATACTGATACTGGAACGTATGATGCCGAACCACCTGAACCATAAGTTATTGTTTTACTTGATGAGGGTGCTGTGACGTTTGTTTGTGATGAGTTATCTATTACTGAAGTATTTAACACTTGCTGTACTACAGCCGTTCTTAAAGCATTGACCTGTCTTTCAGTAATAGCTTGACCTTGAACAGCGACACCTAAAGTATCAGCTATTTCTGATATATTACTTAAGTTATCTGCATCTAATTTAGATATTGTTTTTATAAACTTGTTTAATTTCTCGTAGTTAGAAGTTCCTGCAATATTTTCATCTGATAATGTGCTCATAACATTACGTATTGCATTAGCACCAGTTACAAAATTTGTTAATTGTTCCTCATCTACTTCTTCATAACTTTTAATAGTAGCACTCATTAATTGCATACCTTTTGCGGCATCTTCAAGAGGTGATTCTTTAAATATACTAGCAAAATAATTCATACCATTATCAAAAACTAATAGCGATCTATCCCAAAATCCTGAATCTTGCATTTGTGTAAATTCTTCTGCAGTTGTTTTACCTCTTGATCCTGTGACTACACTATAAAGTGCTTGGCCTATCTTTTCAAAGTTTTCTGTATCTATAGCAGGTAGTGCATTCAAACTTGCAATACCCTCTTCTAATTCTACTAAAGCATTCTTATCAAATAAAGATCCTGCCCCTGTTAACTTTCTTAAACTGTTTACTTTTGATCTTTCTAATCCACTCATTAATGCAGTTAAAGATTGACCTAAAGCTTCAAAATCTGATTTTAATACTTCTGAATTTCTAACTGACCCTACCTTTTCGCCCATGTCATTAAGTATATCTACTGGTTTAGATACCAGTGATTGAAGGTCTTCCATACCTTTTACTAGAGTAGTAAAGTCTTCTGCTGTTAATGATGTCATTACCCCTGCAGCTTTAGCATTTTTAAAACCGTCTAACATTGCTTTAACACTCTCACCTATTAATGTTAAACTCTCTTTTAACCTTTCTTTATTAGGCATATTGTTCAATGTTGTTAGACCAAAAGCTAAGGACTTTAAGGTATTTTTCTCAGCTAATGTAGTAATAATATTAGCACCTTTTTTATCATTACCAAAATAGTCAGTTAAAGGATCTAAGAATTTTTCAATTGCTGTTCCAGCACCAGCTAGGTTGCTTTGTAGCTTATCATCATATTTAATAGAGTTTAAATGGTTGATACCATCAGCAAAACTTTTAAGGTTTACTTCTGATAGTTTTTCTATTACAGACACCCCGCCTTTTCCGCTCCAGAATGTATAAGAATTACTTGTAAAGTCACCTATACCTTTTCCTACTTCTGCTATTCTTGATGCGAACATAGGATCAACTTCTATATCTGCTAAAGTTTCTACTCCATCTTTTAATTTTTGGTAATTAGTAGCATTAAAGATTTGTAGTCCAACAGCTCCTAAAATTGGAGTCTGTAAGCTAGTTATTGCAGCTCCTAGATCATCAAAAACTTTGGTATCAAGCTCCGTGTTGTTTAATGTGGTAACACCAGCTGCTAAATTTTCAAAGTTAGATCTAGAGAATATATTAAAGCCTAATGCTTCCCCGGCCTGAATATCTTTATTAATAGCGTTTATTGCAAGGTTTAATTGTTTAAATTTGTCTATTGTAAGATCAAGGCCGTTTAATCTTCTCATTCCTTCATCGACTTTTATAAGACCTTCACCAAATGTTTCTACTGCTTTTGCGCCAACATACAAAGCACCAGTTACCATTAAAAGTCCACCACCTAGTAATCCTAAAGTGCCTCCAACAACTGCACCACCCATCATTCCAGCCCTGCCAAGGCCACCAATTGCACCACCTATTGTAGCTCCAACTATTCCTCCCCCTAAACCTGCCCCTGTCATTCTACCAGCTTGTTTATCTAAATTTTTATAAGATGAAGCAAGCCTATTTACTGCCTGTGTATTTTTATCTATCTCTGCTGTAGTCTGCTTATTTGGTGAAAAGAAGCCAGCTATACCGGACATCATTCCCCCTTTACCTACTTTACCTTCATTTTGCTCAGTAGCAAATGCGGCAAGCGGGGCTAGGCTTGAGCCAATATTACCTAGTATAGATTGAATATTTGTTAAAACTGTTAGCTGTGAACCAGCTAGATTATTAGCTTGATTTAATTGTGTATCTAATGTATTGACAAGGGTAGCGTTTCCTGAATCTATTGCAGCAGTTAACTTATTAATACGCATAACCTGCTGACCAATAAGCCCAAATACTTGTGCGTTAGTTTTAAGATCGCCTTGACCTTTAGGTAATTTCTTTCCTATTTTAGGTTGGTCGAAAGTCCCGCTACCATCTTTTGCCATTTATTTTCCTATTTACCGAACGCTTTTCCAGCTTCACTAATACCAAATGCACCAAGTGTTACTACAACAAATGATGTATAAATTGTATCAGATATAACTAGATCTTGACCCATAAATGCAGTGATTAGATCACAAACACCAAATATAGTCATTAAACTAAATGAAATAAATCCAATTATTGCCTTTTCATTTACGTCATTATCATCCAGAAATAAGTCCATAAATTTTCTTTTAGGAGGAGCTAGCTGCTTACGTGCTGCTTCTGCTTCTTCCTTTAATTCCTTTATAGTATCTTCTTGACCATCAATCTTTTCGATTAAAGCCATATACTTATCCAGATCTATTTCTACTTCATTCCTGTCATTATCTTTAGCCATTATTATTCCTCTTTCTAGCTTCTTCCTGAGCCTTTAAATAATCCACTAACATTTCAGTATATAACTCACGCTCAAACGGATACATATTTTCTAGCTCCGTTAACGAGTATTTATGATGCTGAGCCAGGTTAAACTGTAATTGATAATGATTTCCTAAGTCCGTATGGCTTAGGCTAACATAAAAAAATCAGCTAACCCTCTCAACTCCCTTTCAAATTTATCACCTTCTTCATTTTCATATTTTATTTTTGAATATAAAACTGGAGCTAATGATAAAAATTCTTGTATTTGTGCAAAGTTCTTTGATGTTAAACTTGAAAGAAATTCATCTTTCTCTTCTTGGTTATAGTCATCTAAAACATAAACTTCACTACCATCTTGATTGTAAACTGATTCGATTACACTTGATATTAATGATACAGCAATATCTCCTGCTGCTTTATCTTCATTAGGTTTCATATCTATAGCATCTAATTGAGAGTATGCTGGGTATCTTAATTTAATAGAATAGGTATCATCCAATTTTATTCTGTCAGCTATTTCTTTTTCAGAGTTTACTTTTATTTCTGCGTCATCTAAATTTAAATCTGTTTGAATATAAACTGGTGTATCTTCAGTTGAATTCTTTTCATCTAAAATATTTAATTTAATTATATTATTAATAGAGACTGCTCTCAATTTAATAAACAGATATTCTAATTCGAATGAAGCTAATTTTCTTACATCAATATCTTCTACTAAACAGTTATTACAAACCTGCATAACTGATTCAATAATTGACTTATCTGAGTTTGATTGTTGAGCAAAAAGAAGTAATTTTTCTTCTTTTACTGTAAAAGGTTTCACTTTAATCACTTTTTTAGATATTGGTAGCTCAATATCAAAAATTGGTGTATCAATTTTTGGTAACATTATTTTTCTCCATTATTTAATCGAATCCCGATCCTAGGGTTTTTGCATTATTAATTAAGTTTAAAGCATCTTGAACATTCGATGGTTTTTCAAAGCTTTTAACTACCTCTACAGCACCTTTCATTTTACTTATAAATTGAAATAAATTTAATCCTTTACCACCCGCAGTTCCTTGAGGTACTGGGTTAGATTCTGGTATAAAACTTCTGTAACTTAGCTGTACTGTTAGAGTTGTAATCTCATTATTTTGCTGCCAACCTAGCTCAATATTGCCTAAGTTAATTATTGCAGCATCTCTAATTTTATATGTTGTAATAGTTTCTGATTCTGACATAGGTGAATATATTTCTATATCTAAATCCATGGCATAGTCTTCTTGGTATCCAACTTGGCCAAATAAAGCCTCTTGACCGTCGATTTCAGTTACAGAATTCTCAGAGCCTACTTGATAATTAACATGTCTTAAGGCCCATTGGTTAAAAAAATCTAAAACTGTGTTATTGTTATCTAAAAAGAATTCAAGACTAATTGTACTAGGAGCATAATTTACTGCTCTTTGCTCTGAAACACCAAACCCTTGTCTTCTTACTTGAGTAGTAACTAAATTTAAAGCTGGTATGGCAAAGGCATAACCTAGAAGGCTCAATGATTCTCTATTTTTAGCCCATCCTGGCTGCTTACCTCTAGGGTTAAATTTTACTTGACATAAGTTAGGGACTTGTAATCCCTGCATTCCATTAACCTTAGATTTTATGTCATTTATATTAAATGTCATTACTTATTCCATTTATTACGAGAATCATTAAATACTCTTTGTCTATTAGCTCTAACAAATCTCTCTAGCGGTAGCTGTAAAATAATATCCCATTCTTGTGGATGTATCTTTAATAATTTGCCCCTTATATTAGTATTTAGGTACTTTTTAAAACAGGGTTTCCAATAACTCTTAGGAACATCTAGTAACTTTATCTTATCATATGTAACATCTAAGAATGCTTTATCTCCCAACATAGTATCTAGACCTTCTGTACCACTAGTATCTTCTACTAAAAAATTATATAGTTGAGTTAATAAAACTGCTCTTTCTTCATATGGTAAATAGTGGAAGTTTAACCCACAAACATATTCAGGTGTTACATCTACTAGTACTATTAATGGGTATCTATCATAGTATGGTAACAGTCTCTCGTTGTTTGCATTTTTAGGCATATAATTAAAAAGAAATATATCACCTGGTTTAAAAGGTATTTGAGCAGTTGCATTTTCTTGAACTGATTTTCTTTTAAGAATATTAGCCGGTCTTTGATTTTGTAATTCACCAGCTTTTTGTTTAAAGTATTCCCTAGATCTCTTATTCATATCAGCTGAAATATTTAAAAGAGCTGCATCTTTAATAATTTTTTGAAAAAGATATTGTAAAGCCATTATTTGATCCCTAGTTCATTCTCGGTCATTATTTTAAAATCCCAGCCTCTATCTTTACAATATTCAGTAGCTGCGTTCCATTTAGCCTCATTAACACCCCAAGCTCTAACCTCATTTAAATACTTTTTAGTAGGGGATTTACTTTTAGTTATTTTAGGCGGCATTGTCTGTTTATATGGTTTTACTTCAATTAAAGATTCTTTAATACTGCTCCCTATTTTTCTTTTTACATAAAAATCAGGAAAGTATCTATGCTTTCTTCCATCTAAAGGGCTACGATATGGGATTGCTATCTCCTCACTTGCCCATCCTATTACATCATTATGCCTGTCTAAATAGGACATTAGCTTACATTCCCATAGACTTCGATAAATAATATTTGTAGGGTTACCTAAATACTTGTAATAGTTAATAGGTTTAAATTTACCTTTATACGCCATTTAGATATTTATAGGACTAAACATGTCAGTAAGAGCCGGTTTAATTAAACCACCAGAAGTAAAAATGAAAGGAAATAGGTTAGGCGGTATGAGTCAACTCGCATACCCAGATGATTTAGCTCAATATGGGTTTATAATGAACTTTCAAGAGTATACTTATAGAGTTAATACAGATAATCCTCTAAAAATAGATACTAAAAATTCTATCATTTTACCTTTACCTGAGAAATTAGGTCAAGAATATAATGCTTCCTTAAAAGATGAAGAATTAAATCCAATAGGACAAGCTATCTCTTTAGCCACTAATGCACAAGTAAATGAAGGTGCCGGTGAAGGATTCACAGGTACTATTGATGCGGCAATTAACAACTCTAAAAAAAGTGCTCTAGAAATGCTAGGGGATATGTCAACTGGTGGAGCCCAAGAAGGTTTTGCTGGTTTAAGAGGTCTTCAAGCAGCTGCAAAAGCAGCAGGTAAAAGTATATCTCCAGATTTTATAGTTTCAGCTGTTGAAGCGGGGGCAGGAAATATATTTAACCCTGCTAATATTACTGCATTTAAAGGTACACCAATAAGAAAACATAAATTAAATTGGAAATTAGTACCAAGGAGCAAATCTGAATCTGAAACTTTAAGTAATATAGTTAAATTAATTAGAAGAAGTATGCATTCACAGCTCGATGGGTTCGGAGATGGTTCTTCTGCAACTAGCGGAGCTTTCTTTCAAAGATATCCAGATATTATACAATGTGCTTTAATTACACCTGATATTAATAATAGTATTTTTTATAAACCAGCTTTAGTATCTGCTTTTGGAGTTGACCATACCGGTCAAGGTGGTCTTAACTTTTTCCAGGGTACTGGTAGTCCAGTAGAGTATACTTTAAGTTTAGAAATTAATGAAATAGACTTTATTACTAGATCTGACTTTGAAGATGTTGAGGAAACAAATGATAACACTAATAAGAATAGAGGTTATGCGGGTGGAAGGAGTTTTAGTTAATGAAATACTTTGATTCATTTCCAGAAGTAGTATATAATAATTACACAACAAAAAATATTATATCTAAAGTAAAGCTATCAGATATTCTATCAGAAGATCTTTTTTCATATGCTAATTATACTATGTCACCTAATGATAAACCATGGACAATAGCTCATGATTACTATGAAGATGTTGATAGAACATGGCTTGTATTTTTAAGCAATAATATAGTTGATCCATATTATGAATGGCATTTAGATCAATTTAATTTTGAAAAGTATATAATAAAAAAATACGGTTCATTAGAAGCTGCAACTACAAATATTGAGTATTATACTAATACAGATGGGATTAAATATTCTAAAGACACATATACGTACGCTGACGTATCTGTAAGGAATACTCTTACACCAGTATACTCATACAATAGAGAAGATGATGATAATGAAGCTAAAAGAGTCATAAGACTCTTAAGATACGATTTAGCTGGTGCTGCAGAAGAAAATTTAAAAAGGCTTTTGAAATAAATGAGTGAAATTCCAGCAGTACAACCAGGTGCTTATTCTTTTACTGAATTGTTTATAAGTGCAATAAGCGGTGGTGAAGAGCTATATCTTGATTTAATGCCTCTTTTACGTAATGTAACTATAAGTAGTTCTATTAATCAGAAAGCCATGACAATTAGTATGGTTATCTTTGATTCAGCTGGAATATTTAAGAGGTATGGTTTAAAAGGAGATGAACTAATAGTAGCTACCTGGAAAACACCTGAGTATATATCTACTACTAAACAAAGAGAAATAGCTTTTAGAATTACTAATATAGGTGGTCTAGGGTATAACGAAACATCGGATGAAAGTGTTTTAGCTATAGCTGGAGTATCTGAATTAGGTTACGTGCAATCATTTACTTCCGTAGATAATTATTTTTCAGATAATATTTCTACTGCTGCTCAAAAAGTATTCGATAAAGCAAAAGAAAAGGCTATAGAATTAGATAAAAAGTTTTATTTTGATTCTAAGAATAATTTAACTATTGATGAGACAGAAGGCACTAATGATTTTATAATTCCAAGTGATACTCCATTTGATACTATGGACTACTTAGCAAGCTGGGCTAAAACTTCTCCATCTTATTCTAATTTATTTTTCTTCTATCAAGATCTTGAGGGGTATAATTTTAAATTATTAGATAATCTTTTTCATGATGTGCATGATATTAGTTTACAAGAAAGAAGTTTTAATTTTAGTGGTGCAGATAATGCCCGCTCAACGATTACAAGACCAGATATAGCCTGTAAACAGATAATAAGTTTTAATCAAATTAATAGAAGCAGTTCATTTGCTTTTGCTGAATCTGGAGCTATACATAATACTATAGCTACTGTTGATTATTTTACAAAAAGCGTTGAGCGTAAAAGCTTAAAGTATGTTCAAGAAGATGTTGATCCTTTATTAAGTACTTTACCAGTAACAGATGATTTCCTAGATACGTTTGGTAAAGAATCAAATTCAACAGATTGGCTTCATATTAATAAGGGCTTGCCAAATTATATTGATACTAGTGACTCACATATCGCTAAAAAAATATATGGTAATGTCTTTTTTAATAACTTAATTCAGATTAGAATACCTGGCAATTCTGATTTAGATATTGGTGAAGGTGTATATTTAAATATTAATGAAATGAATACTGCTTCAAATAAAAAAGAAGCTGATTCTATGCTTAGTGGTAAGTTTTTAATAAAAGATTTAACACATTCCTTTACTGCTACTACTTATTATCAAATAATTAATTTATGTAGAATTGGAGATTATTAATGCCTAAACAAGATTTAAATTACAGTAAGTTTCAATGGCATTTTGGGGTAGTAGAAGATAGAAATGACCCATTTAATATTGGTAGAGTAAAAGTTAGATTCTATGGAGTTCATTCTGATAAACTAGATAACGTAAGCACAGCTGATTTACCATGGGCTACTGTTATACAATCACCTATGTCACCTGGTACTTCAGGAGTAGGTGGGCCTTTAATAGGTTTAGTAGAAGGCACTTGGGTTATTGGTTTCTTTATTGACGAAGGGTTTTATCAAAAGCCTATGATACTTGGAGCCGTACCAGGTGTACCTGGAGAAGAACCTCAAGAAAATACTGCATTTAATGATCCTAATTTAAACTATCCAAGAAACACAAAAGGGCTACATGAAATAGGAGAACCAGACGCTAGTTATTTATCTCGTGGAAAAAAAGCTGAAGATCATGTTAATCTTAAAAAGAAAAGAGCATCAAGAGTAACTAAGGTACCTACTGCTAAGGCACCTTCTTTAAAACTACAAGATGACAAGCCTACTGCTGACTATGAAAATAAAACCTGGGATGAACCTCATCCAAGAGGGTATGATGGTAAAGCACCGGAAAAAGATTACGGATCAAAATACCCATTTAATTATGTTTTTGAATCTGAAAAGGGTAGTATTTTAGAGCTAGATGATTCTCTAGACAATGAGCGAATACATAGTTATCATAAGTCTGGTACATTTCAAGAAATTCAAGCTGATGGCTCTAGAGTTACTAAAGTAAAGGGGAAAGACTACGAGATATATTTAAACGGTAAAAATGTTCAGGTGACTGGAGATGTTAATATAACAGTAACAGGTAACGTTAAACTATCTGTTAAAGGTGATAAGTATGAAGAGATCGAGGGTAATCATTTTGTAACTATAGGTAAAGATAAGATAGAAAAAATTGGTGGTAACCATCTTACTGAAATACTTACAGACAGATCAACTCAAATAAACGGTAATAATGCTATGCGAGTAACAGGTAATGATATAAGATCAATAGAAAAAAATGAATCTTTACAAGTTGGCGGCACCCATGATGAGCAGATTGTTGGTAATCAATCCGTAACTATTCTTTCTGATAGAAAAACTATAGTAGGCGGCACAGATGCTACAGCTGGAGCAAAAACAGGTGATTATGGTTATGCTAATAATTTAAATATGGGTTCTGGTAAAAATTTAAATATTAAATCAGTAGAAGCAACACAGCTATTAGCAGGAACAACTCAGCTTATGAATGCTGGAACAACTCAGACTTTAACGTCTACTACACAAGATATTAATGCAGAGACTGGTACACTAGACTATAATACAGGTTCTATTGATGTAGTAACAGGTAATATTACTGATACTAATGTAACATTACATACTCATACTCACTTACAGACAGGTGGTACTGCTCCTGATGGAGACGGACCAGATAATAAACAAACTGTAGCACCAACTGACGGGACTTAAAAATGGCATGTGGACCAGGTAAAGGATTAACTAAATTAAATGGACTAAAGGATGCAGCTATGGGAGCAGTTGACGGGCTCACCTCAGGTGCAGAAGGTATAATGGGAAGTCTCGATAGTTTAGGAGCAACTTTAGATGCGCAGGTAAGTAGTATAGCTGGTGGTCTAAAAGAGATGCTCCCTACTATAGAGCTACCAGAATTGCCTACTATTCCAGAATTTAAAATACCAGAGTTAAAGTTACCAGAATTATCTTTACAATTAGAAGTAGGCAGTATTATTAATAAAATAAAAAGTAATAATCCACTTGATAAAGCCCAAGCGTTAAAAAATTTAGATAGCTTACAAGATAAGTTTCCTGATATGGATTTAACTAGTTTAACAGCTGATATTAAAGCAGGTAAAATTGATATAGATAATCTTTGCAAAATGGTACCTAATGTAGAGAAGATAGATGGAGTATTTCAAATAAAAGGCATTCCTGCAACAGCACCGGAAATAGACGCAGAATCAATAGCTGCATTTGCAATATCGGTTGATACAGCAGGACTTGAAAAGGCTGCCAGTGAGTTGGTTGAGTCAGTTGATCAAGATAAATTAACATCTGCTTTAGCAAATATTACAGCTTCTATAGATATAGAAAAAGTAGAGCAAGAAAAAGAACAGATTAAAAGCATATCTACATTTATACGCATGTAGAACGTAAGATAAATAAAAATATGGCTACGACTATTACAAACAATATCTTTTTTTCAGATCTTAGGTCTGACTTAGCTGTTAATCCAGCTAATGATGATGTAATTTTAAGTGTAAATGAAAAAGCTATAGAGACTTCTATAATAAATTTATTACAAACAAATTTCTATGAAAGACCTTTTCAACCAGAAATAGGCTCTAATATTAGATCTTTATTGTTTGAACTTGCTACTCCTCAAATGCAGTATAATTTAAAAGAGGCAGTTTTAGAGACTATTGAGAACTTTGAACCTAGATGTCAGATATTGGATGTTTTAGTTGAGAGTAATGAAGATGAGCATAGTTTAAAAGTTTATATTACATTTCAAGCAATAAACGCAGAAAGACCAGTCACATTCGATTTGGTTTTAAATAGGGTACGATAATGGCAAATACGGTAACATCAGTAGTAAATTTAGATTTTGATACTATAAAAAATGAACTAAAAACTTTTTTAAGAACACAGGCTAATATTAAAGATTATGACTTTGAAGGGTCAAATATTAGTACTTTACTAGATGTACTATCATATAACACCTATTTAAATAATCATTATACTAATATGATAGCTAATGAAATGTTCTTAGATACAGCTCAAATAAAAGACAGTATAATTTCACATGCTAAGGAATTAAATTACGTACCTAAATCTTCTAGTTCAGCTAAAGCTGTTATTAATGTTAAGGTCTTTCCTAATAATGACCCAGGCTCAGTCTCAATTCCAAAGTGGCATAAATTTCAATCAACTATAAACGGTAAAGTAAAAACATTTTCAACCCAGAGTGACTTGATTATTACTAAGTCAGCCAATACCACAGGCGGCGCCGAATGGATTGGTAATAATATAGAAGTATATGAAGGTACTATTATTGAAGAAACATTTGTTGTAAGCACAGCAAATAACTTTATAGCTGAAATATCTAATAAAGATATAGATACAGATCATTTAGAAGTTAATATTAAATTATCTAATACATCAAGCACTAATGCGGTTTGGTCTAAAGCAGATACTTTATTTGGACTTAGTGCTAGTTCAAACGCCTATTTCATTGAACCAGCTAAAGCTGATAAATTTAGAGTTTCTTTCGGTGACGGTACTTTCGGTAAGAAATTGACTCCAGGTAATTTAGTAAGAGTTAAATATAGAATTACATCAGAGAAAGAAGGTAATAATGGTAAAGTATTTTCTAATTTAGATTTAGTTTCAGGACAATATGGTAACGTTACAGTAACAACTGTTACCAATTCTTCTGGAGGTGCAGAAGCAGAATCTATTGAAAGTATAAGAAAAAATGCTCCAAGAGCTTTTCAAGTTCAAGAAAGAGCAGTTACAAGCAATGATTATGAAATACTAGGTAAGAGAGAATTTCCTGAAATACAAAATATTTTAGCCTTCGGTGGCGAGCAATTAAACCCACCTAGATATGGAAAAGTTATTTTAGCTGTTGACATGAAAAATGCAGACGGCGTTCCAGCGTCTACTAAAAAATCTATATCAGACTTCTTTACTAAAAAAACACCAGTGGGTATAGATGTAGAAGTTGTTCAACCAGAATTTACATTTTTAGAAGTAGTGAGTGATATTAAATATAATATATCTGTTACTGCACAGAACTCTGATACTATTAAAACTAAAGCTCAAAATGCACTTCTTAACTTTGCAGAATCAAATATTAACGCCTTTAATTCTAAGTATAGAAACTCTAAAGCATTAAATTCAATGGATAACAGTGATAATAGTATACTGTCTTCAGAATTAAAATTAAGGCTATTTAAGAAAATAACCCCAAATTCATTATTGGCAGCTTCTTATGAATTGCTTTTTGATAATGAGCTACAAGCAGATGATATTTTTAATTCTACTACATCTAAAGCTTTATACTTACCTGCTATAGAATCATCTTTATTTACCTATAAAACAGATACAAATGCTTTCTTTATTGATAATGGAACAGGTGGCTTAAAAATAGTAAAATTAGATACAGCTAATAAGTTTGTTGAACTATTATCTGATGCTGGTACTGTAAATTATACTACTGGAAAAGTAGATATTAACTCTATACTAATTCCCTCTTTCAGTGGCGGTATCTTAAAAATATTTGCAAGGGCTAAAAATAAAGACTTATTAAGTAAGCAATCAAATATTTTGCAATTAAATTCTGAAGATATTTCTTTAAATGTAATACAAGAGAGATTATAATATGTATAGTCCTGAGTTTATTTCAAACTTTATTGAAGATCAATTCCCAGAAATATTCAGAGAATCTAACTCAGAAATTGTGCAATTTGTACTTGCTTATTATGAATGGCTTGAAACATCTAATCAAACAACTAATGTTCTTCGTAACTTAAGTAAAAACAGAGATATAGATGACACCATCTCAGATTTTATAATTCATTTTAAGAAAACATTTCTACAAGGCACACAATTAGAATCTGAATCAGATGAACGATTCATGATCAAACACATTAGTGACCTTTATCAATCTAAGGGCAGTATACGTTCTATCGAACTTTTAATTAGAATGTTATTTGGTCAAGAAATAGAAGTTTTCTTACCTAGTTCAAGAGTTTTAATTCCTTCACAGAGTTCATTTACAAAACCAGTATACTTAGAGCTTTCACCATCAGAAAGAACTCGTAACTATATTGGTAAAGAAGTAATTGGATCTAGCTCACTTGCCACAGCGTTTGTAGAATCAGTTATAACTAAAGTAATAACTGGTAAAAGAGTTACTTTAGCATTCTTATCTAATGTAGTAGGTAATTTTCAAACTGGTGAATTTATAAGTGATGATGGACTTATTGAAGATGCTCCAAAAATGGTAGGTTCACTTACTAATATAAGTATCACAAATGGTGGAAGATTATTTCAAGTAGGAGATACTTTTAATGTTATATCTACTTCTGGTAAAGACGGTAGAGCAAAAATTACCGGGGTACAAGATGCTACAGGTAAAGTAGATTATACATTAGCTAATGGAGGGTATGGATATACAGTATCTAATACTTATACACGTACGCTATCTTCTAACGCTACTTTAGTAGTTAATAATACTAGTAACTCTAATACAGAAATAGATGACTTTTTCTTATTTGAAACAGTAAGTCAACCGCTTGCTAATGTTACCTGGACATCTGGAATGACAGCAACTAATTTTATAAATGCAGCTAATAGTGGCAGTTTATTAGTTGGTGTTAACATTGCGTCAAATACAGCTGTTGCTAACGGGCATTGGGTACAGACCGGTACTGGTAATTTAGTTACTATTATGGTAGCTAACGGTAATTTTGCTCATGCTGATTTTATTCGAGTTGGTGCAATCAGTAATGTTGTAAGTAATGTTGCAATTGATACAGTTGTTAATGCTACAGCTACAGGTGAATTTATTGGAAGAGAGGTAAGAGAAACTGCTAATGTTATAGGTTTAAATGCAAACAATAAACCGTTTTTTAAAGGACCTTATACATATGTTGTTGGGTCATCTAGTAATACTTATGCTAACGTAGCAAATACAGGTACAGGAATTGGTGGTGATTACGAAGTTGGTTCTCTTGGCACACAAGAAACACTATCCCTATTTACTGATATTATTGGAGCTAATAATACAGCATTAAATCCAGTACCAACATCTAATGTGCATGTTAACGGATCAAACTCAGGAGTAGGATTTGTTGATTCAGTAACTATAGATACTAAAATAGGTATTAATAATATAGCTAATTCCGGAATGCCTTTTGCAGCTAACGGTACCTTTTCAGCTGGTGATTATATATTTGAAGCTAATGTAGTAGTGAATAGTATTGCAGTTACAACAATAGGTTCAGGGTATAGTAATTCAGATACAGTTGTATTTACAGGAGGCAGTCCAGGGACTGTCGCTACAGCTAATATTGTAACAGATGGTAGTGGAACAGTTCAAGGAATAGAAATATCTAATAACGGTATTCAATATGAGAGTGTGCCTGCAGTTACTATTACTTCTTCTGGAGCTGGAGCTGTACTTAAGGCAAGAATGAGAGCATCCGGTAATTCAATTGGAGCTGTAGGAACTATTAAATCAATTAATGCTACTCATATAGTAGCTAGAAATTTATCAAACGGGACTTTTACTAATAGTAGAACTATAACTAATGAAGGTGTTAATGCATTTGCTAATGTTACTTCTTCATCTTTAATGGGTGGTACAGGATATGCTCCATCAGATACAGTTACATTTTCTGGTGGATCACCTAACGTAACAGCAACAGGAATATTCTCAGCTAATGCAGCTAATTCTGGTTCTGTAAATAGTATAACTTTAAATGAACCTGGCTCAGAATACGACTCTAATGCCACAATGAGTATATCAACATCAACAGGCACCGGTGCTTCATTATCCGTAAATATGGATTTTGGCTACGGCTTACCAAAATCAGGTCAGGCAGATTTAACTACTATATTATATAATGCCCTTACGTTTAGTACATTTACTATTGGTACTATAGAATCACTTAACTTTATTAATCCAGGAAGCAGTTATAATTTAGATCCTGTTCCTCTTGCTCATAATCCTTATGTAGCTGGGTTTAATAGAAGAGATATAGTATGTGTTATAGGTAATAGAAACGGGTTATTTATTCCTGGTGAAAATTTAGGCCAGACTTTATCTTTAGCTGGGTTCTTAGTTTTACATAGTGGTAATGTAACTCTAGATGGAGGAGCTGCTATTACTATAGGAGAAGGTGTCTCTCAAGTAGCTACAGGAGCTACTGGTGTTATTGAATCATCTAATGCTACTCATATTAAAATATCAAATCCAATAGGTACCTTTAATGATGCTACAGATATTATAACTCTTTCATCTAATGCTGCTGTTAATCCCGATTCTTCAGGTGTTACTGCTAATACTATAACTTCAATTGCTACAGGAAGATATAAATCAACATCTATTGTTAATGAAGTTGAGCAGGTAAAAATAAGAAGATTAAAATTTGGCCAGGCTTTTGTTGCTGGAGCATCGCTCACAGGCTCAACATCTGGAGCAACTGCTGATGTTTTATTTGCTTACCAAGACGACACAACTTTACCAATTGGATTAAACGCTGTAATTAACGCAACTGTTATCACCGCAAACGGAGTTGCATCTAATTTAGAAATAATTGATTCTGGGTATGGTTATGAGGCTAATACTATAGTACAATTGCAGAGCAATGATACACCATTTATCGTAACGGGAAAAGCATTTACAGGTAAACAGGGAGTAGGTGCTGGTGAATGGAGAGATAGAATAAGTTTTATTAGTGATGTTTCAAAAGTCCAAGATAGTAATTACTATCAAGAATATTCTTATGTTGTAAGAACTGGTATCGCGTTAGCTAAATATGAAGAGCAACTTAAAGAAATATTACATGTATCAGGTACTAAGTTATTTGGTGAGGTAGTTAAAGTAAGAGAATCAGATACGTTGACATTAGCATCTGCAAATGCAACTATAACAACGAGTTAATATGGCACATAGTTTTATTACAAATAATTTTAAAGTTTCGAGCGCTGAGCAGTTTAAAGAGTCATTAACTGAACCGGCTAATACAATACTGTATCTTTATTATGGTAAGCACACACCTTTTCCTAACGGGGATGTAACTCCAGCATTTGAGGAGTCTGTTAATGCTATCCATTATGAATCATATAGAAATATGATTGGTGGTAAAAAGATTGATAATGTAGATGTTATGCATATGGTTAACAGAAAAGATTGGTCAAGTGGAACAGCCTATTCAATGTATGATGATACTACTGCACATTTAGATGAAACTGATTTTTTTGTAATAAGACAAGAAACATCTAATTATAATGTCTTCAAATGCATAGATAATAATTATGGTGCTAATTCAATTCAAGCGCCCTCATTAACAGAAACAAATGCTAATGATACAATTTATATAACTGCTTCTGATGGTTATCAATGGAAATATATGTATACAATTCCAGAATCAGTATATGATAAATTTACAACAGATGATTATATACCAGTTATTGCTAACACAGATGTTATAACAAATGCTATAGATGGATCTATTCAGGTAATTAAGCTTACTGATGGAGGTAATAATTACTCAAGTTATGCAGAAGGGTTTGTTACTCAATTTGGTGTAGCTGGAGACAATAAATTAATCTCTTTATCTGGAACAACAAGTACCGTTCTTAATGTAGGTAGTACCTCAGGGTTTGTTAAAGAGGAAGTTACTACTTCATTTGTAAATGGTTTAAGAATATTAGACGGGGGTGCTGGTTTTACTACATCAGATACTATTGCTATAACCGGGTCAGCTACTGCTGTGGCTACAGCTAGTATTTCTAGTGTTGATAGTAATGGAGCTATTACTGGAGTTAACTTAACTTCAAGAGGTAAAAGTCATTCAGGTACTCCAACTGTTACAGTTACTGGGGCTTCTAATACAGCAGCTGCTTCTATTTTAGCCAGTTTAGGTACAGCTAATGGTGTTGTTATAGATTCTAATTCTACTCATTTAACTGTCTCATCTATAAGTGGGGTAATAGACACAGCGGATGAAATAACAGGCACAACATCATCTACTAAATCTAATATAACAGCTGTAACTCAGATAGGTGATAAACTTTCTTCTAATACAGACTTCTATAAAGGATCATCTTTTTATATTGAATCTGGTACTGGAGCAGGTCAAATAGGTATAATCGATGAATATATAGTTACAGCAAATGAAAAAAGAGTCTTACTTGCTTCTGAATTAGATAATTCCTTAGCTTCAGATAGTAAATTTTCTATCAGTCCACAAGTTATAATTACTGGAGATGGATCAGGAGCTGTAGCAAGAGCACGAGTTAATAGTTTATTAAATGCTAATGTTGTAGCTAATGTAGAAGTAATAAATGTTGGATCTGATTATACATATGCAAATATAGCAATACAAGGAAATACTGGTTTTGTAACCAATGCAGTTTCAAACAGTTATTTGACCACAACAGCTGCCGCACGAGCAGTAATATCACCACCTAATGGGCACGGATCAAATAATCTCTCTGAACTTTTTGGTAATAAAATAGGTATTAGTGTTTCATTATCTAATACTGAATCAGGGACCTTAATTGCTAATAATGATTTTAGGGAAATAGGTCTTATAAAAGATCCGTTATTTGCAAACGGTACCCTAACATTTTCAGCTAATTCAGCAGCGATAAGTTCTGGGCTAGTTGTAACAGGTAGTACTAGTAACGCGACTGCTACTGTTATTTCAGTAGCGGCATCTGATATTGCTGTAAAAGATATAAGAGGCTATTTTAACTCAAGCGAGACAATTACCTTTACAGGTGGTAATGCTACTCTTAGCGCTGTATCACAGCCCACTACTACATTTAGACAGACACATAAATTTATATCAGAGGTATCTTATTCAGGTACTCAAGGAACTGGTTTATCTGAAGACGAGAAAGTTTCACAGGGTGAATCTTTAGCTTCGGGTTTTGTTCTTTCACACCCTGGAGCAGCTGATGGATCTATTGAATTAACTGATGTTAGAAATAACTTCTTACTGTCTGATGTCTCTGGGGGTGATAAATATTTATCAGGAGCTAATAGTGCTGCAGAGTTTAAAATAACTGATGTTTCCCTACCACAATTAAAGAGTGGATCAGGAGAAATAATCTATAAAGAAAATATTTCAGCGGTTTCAAGAGATAATAACCAAACAGAAACATTTAAATTAATATTAAAATTTTAGGGAAGTAGATGAGTTTAGATACAAATTTCAACGTAAGTCCATATTACGATGATTACGATGAAGATAAAAAGTTCCAGAGAGTACTTTTTAAACCAGCCGTAGCATTACAAGCAAGGGAACTTACTCAGCTTCAAACTATATTACAAAACCAAGTAGAGAGGTTTGGTAATAATATCTATAAAGAAGGAACAATTATTGAAGGTTGTTCTATTACTCTTGACCCAGCTTTTGATTATGTTAAAGTTTCTGATCTGCAGGTTGATGGACAACCAGTTGCACCATCTACATATCTAACCTTATATGCCAAAGGTACAGTTTCAAATGTAACAGCTCAAATTGTAGCATACGCAGACGGTCTTGTATCTCAGGACCCTAACTTAACTACTCTATATATTGATTACCTAACCACAGGGGTAAGTAGTGCTAAGACATTTACTACAACAGAAACAGTAGAAGTACATAGTAACACATCTTTCGATAGCGGGTCATTATATAATAATACTACATTAACTATTGCAGGTTCAGAAGTTACTGATTCTGCTACAGCTGTTGGCCAAGGTTATGCAGTTAAAGTTTCAGAAGGTATTGTTTATTCAAAAGGACATTTTTTAAGAGTATCATCTAATACTGTAGTAGCTTCTAAATATTCTAATAAACCAGATAATGTATCAATTGGTTTTGATGTAGCTGAATCAATAGTTACTTCAGATAGTGATACAACATTATTAGATAACGCTTCAGGATATAATAATGAGAACGCTCCTGGCGCAGATAGATTAAAATTAAATCCATTCCTTACAGCAATACCTACTCAAGACGCAAGATCAAATGCTAACTTCCTTGCAGTTATGGATTTTCAGAATGGATTACCCATATCTAAAAAATTAACTACACAATATAATGTTATTAATGATGAAATGGCTTCAAGAACATTTGAAGAATCAGGCAACTATACAGTTAAAGTAAATGAAATGCAAGCTGAAACTGCTAATAGTTCTCACTTTAATTTATTAATCGGACCTGGTCTTCATTATGTAAATGGAAGAAGACAAGAACAATTTAATACTACTAGAATAGCTATTCAAAAAGCATCAGCATCTGCAAGCGCAACAGGAGAATATATTACCTTTAATATGGGTAACTATTTGGTGCTTGATCAAGTAGTAGGATCATTTGCTGCTAATACAGTAGCTACAGTATCATTAAGAGACACTGCTGGTACTTCTGTTAGTGATGGAGATAACTTAGGTGTTGCTCCTGGTAATCAAATAGGTACAGCAAGTGTAAGAGCATTTGAGTATAACGATGGAGTACAGGGTACAGCTAAAGCTCAATATAAACTATACATATTTAATATTAAAATGAGTGCTGGTAAAGCATTTAGGAATACTAGATCAGTACATTTAAATAACAAAGGTACTGGTGATGTTGTATTAGAAAATTCTAGAGCAGTCATTAAAGAGAAAAATTTACTACCTGGTGTTTTTGCAATACCTAGTCCCTCAGTTAAATCAACTTCAGGTTCTAATTTTATTTTTAGAACTCAGCAACAAACTACTGCTACTTCTAATACATTTACTGTAAGTGCAGTAACAGGTGTATTTCCTTATTCAGGAACTTTATCTAATAGTCAAAAGAAAGACTGGGTAATTTATCCAACTCTGGGTGGTGGCTCACATGGTGGACTTGCTAATAATGTACCTATTAATCTTGATGATGTTGCTATAACAGTTTCTGGTAGCTCAGCTACAATTAACTTATCAGGTGCAGTAGGAAGCCCTATAACAAGTACATCCTTTGTTGTAGTACATAATGAAAAGAAAACAAATGTTGCACCTATTAAAAAGACTAAGAAACAAGTATTCATAAAAATAAATTGTAACACCCATGGTACTACAAATAATGGTCCATATAGTTTAGGTTTACCAGATGTTGTATCTATTGATAATGTTTATGTAGGTACTAATTTTAGTGAAAGCAATCCAGATAATAAATCAGGGTATGAGTTAGAAAAGAACGTATTTGAAACTCATTACGGGCTATCTAAGTTAAGTGTTAAATCAGGAACTAATCTTACCACCTCAAATAGAATATTAGTTAAAGCAACAGTTATGCAGGCTGACTCACCAGCAGATGGTAAAGGATTTTATTCTATTTCAAGTTTTAAAGATACTAATGGAACTGATGATTTACCTATTACAGAGATTCCAGTATACGAGAGCCCTAATGGATTAAGAGGGGATCTAAGAAATTTAATTGATGTTAGACCACAAGTTGCTAATACAGCAAATGTTGCTTCTACAGCAAGCGGTGCATCTACAAACCCGGCTGAAACAGAATCTTTTGGAAGCATAGAGCACTTCACTGCAGCTCCTAATCAAATATTTGAGACTGATTTTAACTACTACTTAGGTAGAATAGATAAAATAGCTCTTAATGAGCAAGGGTATTTAACAACTAAAAGAGGTACACCTTCTTCAAGACCTGTTCCTCCTCAAGATATGCCAGGTGCATTAAATCTTGGTACAATAGTTGTTCCTCCTTTTCCTTCTCTAACATCTAAAGAAGCAAGAGGTACTTCAAGACGAAACGAATCAATATCTATTACTCCAGAAAATATTAGACGTTATACAATGAAAGAGATTGGTAAATTTGAAAAACGTCTTAAAAATTTAGAATATTATACTACGCTTTCAATGCTTGAGCAAAAAACTCAAAATATGGCTATTACTGATTCAAATGGTAATGACAGATTTAAAAATGGTATTTTAGTAGATCCAGCTACTGACTTTAATACTTCTGATGTAGACAACAGAGAGTTTAGTATAGGTATAGATCCTACTGCTACTGAATTTGTTCCTAGATTTAGAAAAGAAGATATTGATTTAATTGTAGCTAACACTAATAATGTAATTGAGTTAGACGGTGCATATGTTATGAGCGCTACAGAATCAATTATAATGGAGCAAAGAGTAGCTACAAATCACAGACCATGTACAGAAAGTTTCTTTAAGTTTAAGGGTAAAATTAAAATGAACCCAACTTATGATTCTGGTTATGATGAAACTGTCGTAGGAACTAAAGATATATTTGTTGATAGTTCAGCAGGTATGAATGACCTTTTAGATAACCTTAATGAGTTTTACCCATTAACCAGAACTAATATAGAAAAGATTGGTACTTCAACAGATGTTCAATCAGAGACTGAAGTAACTACAGATACTACCTTCAAGCATTATGGTTACTGGGGTTACGGTGGTTACAATGCCTGGAATAATTACTATGGAAGTTATGGTGGTTACTATGGAGGCTATCATGGAGACTGGTGGGGTGGTAAGTATTATAATCCTTACAGTATAACTACAGAGACAGCTGTAACAACCACAACAACGGCAACTACAGACACATATTTAAAAACTACTCAGCAACTTTCTATGGGGTATGAAAATTCAACCTCACCAGTTGGCGATTTTGTTACTGATGTTTCATTCTCACCATTTATGAGACCTAAAAGAATAAGAGTAATAGCTACTGGTTTAAGACCAGATACACAGCATTATTTCTATTTTGATAATACTGATATTAATGCTAACGTAGCACCTGGAAGTATTGCTGCTATTTCTCTACCTACATATACGTTATTAGATAAACCTAAATACGTATATCGATTTGGTGATTACGGAGATGCAGTCACGACTGATGAGTATGGAGTATTAAAAGCACTCTTTGATTTACCTAAAGAAACATTCTTAGTAGGGGATAGGCAATTAGTTATAGCAGATGTTAATTCATTAACTAATTTAAGTTCAGCTACCTCAACAGCTTCTGATACTTATAATGCATATAACTATAGCGTGGAAAAAGAGAGTATAACTGTAACTACAAGGCAACCTACTTTTGATATTAGTTCATCTGAGTCTACTTTTGAAGAACAAACTATTGATGTAGATATTGATATCACAATTACTAACAGCTATGCTTATAACTGGTGGTGGGATGAATACTATCATGAAAACCTTCTATTACCAGATACTGGTGGTCAGGATACAAGTAATACAGCTTACTATCCATACACAAATAACGATATTATAATTTTAACAGAAGGTGGTGAATCAACTACTGGTACCGGATCTAAGGCAGCAGATGCTATAACCGGTGGCGGCGGTGGTAAGACACGTCATACAAGTGCTAGTAGAGAGCACTTGAAATAGGAGAATAAATGGGCGCAACTAATAAATGGTATAATAAGAGTAGTCTAAACGACGATCCTATTGCGCAAACTTTTAGGATTTTACCCGAACACTGTCCCGATTCAGACGGCTTATATATGTCATCTGTAGATTTGTTTTTTCAAAAGAAAGATGCTAAGTATGGTATTAATGTTGATATAAGAGAAGTAAAAAATGGATACCCTTCTAAAAAGGTTTTACAATTTAGTAAAAAGCATCTTCTATCAAAAGAAGTAGCTGTATCTTCAACTGGTGCTACTCCTACAAGAGTAGTTTTTCCTGGACCTGTTTTTTTAAAATCAGGTATGCAGTATGCAGTATGTATTAGACCTGACGCAGGTTCTCCAGATTATAGAATTTGGTTTGCTCAGAAAGGTGAAAATGACGTAGTATCTGGATCACCAATTAACTCAACATGGGGTGATGGTGTATTATTTGTTTCTGCTTCTGATACTTGGGAGCCTCGTTTAGATGCTGATCTTAAGTTTAGAATGTACAAAAGTGTATTTAATGCTAAAAAGACAGGTACTGTTACTTTAACAAATAGAGATTTAGAATTTTTTACTATTAATAATTTATCAGGAACTTTTAGGAATGATGAAGAGGTATATAAAGTACCTTCATCTTTTGCAGCAGGAAATGTAGCTCTAACTAAAACTAGTTCAACCGTAGTAGGAACAGGTACAACCTTTACATCTGATTATGCTGCTGGAGATTCAATAGCAGTACGACAGACTTCAAATTTTGATATTGCTGATGTACTAGAAGTCAAATCTGTAGAAAGTGATACATCTTTAACAGTTTTAGGAGCTCCAAGAGTAGGAATAACTATTGGTAAAGCAGCTAAAGTACCGACAGGTAGAGTACAAAAAGTTTTTTCAAACGCTACTATAACACAAATTACTTTAAAAGATTCAACAGCTATAAGCGGGTCTTATTTTGCTAATAATGATGTTATTAAAGGTACAATTTCAGCAGCTAATGCTGCAATTACTTCTGTAGATAATCGAGTAGTAAATAACTTTCAACCATTTGTATATAAAACTGAGCCAACAGGATCAACCATAACTGCAAATTTTAAAATTTCTGAATCAGCGAACTTAGATAATCAATCTTCTAGTCAGCTTATAAGTGGTGTATCAAATAAAGTTTTTAGTTATGAAGGCGCAGTATTTAGTAAATCAAATGAGATAGTTGGTGGTGGTAAGAAGTCACTAGTTATTACACAAACGCTAAAAACTACTAATGAAAATGTTTCACCTATATCAGATCCAGAAGTAAGTTTAGTACAATCATATCAAAATTTAATTAATAACGATTATACAAATGAAAAATTATTCGGCCTAGGGGCTTCTACTTCTAGATATCTTTCTAAAACTGTTCAGTTAGCATCTGGGTTAGATGCTGATGATCTTGCTGTATATGTTACAGGATATAGACCGGCTAATACAGATATTAAAGCATACTGTATGGTTACGGCTTTAGATGATTCTGATAAATTAATTGATAAGCAATGGACTGAAATGGCTATTTCTCCAGAGCAAGTTAACTTATTTAGTTCTAATGATTCAGCTAATGACTTTAGAGAATTTAAATTTACTATTCCATCTATTCCTACAATAGACGGTACCAACAAACAAACTGGTACTGCAAACACCACAAGTGGTAGTACAACAGTAGCTATTGCTTCTGCAAGTACATATTATAATGCTGGTGATCTAATAATTGTTACTGATGGTATAAAAAATAATTATGTATTAGGTAGAATAGCATCTGCTAATACAACAGCTGTTGTTTTAGATACAGTAGCGGATAAAACATTCTCAGCCGGGCTTCATTATAAAGTTAATGCAGATGAAAAACAATCTGCTGTAGCTTATCCTCAAGGTGATGGAACAGTTAAGTTAAGATATTTTGATAGCGCAGGAGCAGAGCATGAAACATTTGCTTTCTTCCAAATAAAATTAATACTACTATCAGAAACTACAAATAAAGTACCTAGAATAGCAGATATGAGAGCTATTGCGTTAAGCTTATAATGGAAAGAATAAATAAAACAGATGTTCCTTTCTTAGTTAAAGATAATTATAGTGGAGCGGTGCTAAATACTAATGTAGAAGCATTACAGGCTTATAAGGCTAAAAAGAAAAAATTAAATGAAAAGCTTTCTAGAATTGATAAATTGGAAATTGATGTCTTGCAAATGAAAACTGAGATTAAATCTCAAAGCAAAGACTGTCATGAAATTAAATCAATGCTAGTACAGTTATTAGGAAAAATAGATGGCTGAACGTAAATACAAATCCGCTAATGTAGCAACTCAGACAGATACTTTTGGAGCATGGGTAGATAGAACCAACCAAATAGTATTTGATATGTCAGAAGTTGTGGTTACTGCCCAACAGAATACAGTTGGTGGTTCTACTTCTGGTAACGTTGTTATTACTTCTAACGTTTATAATCAAGATACATCTGCCTGGGTTAGTTCAACTGGTGGTATTATTCAAGCTAATACTGTAGCTGCTTTAGATGGTCTTAGAGGTGGTAATGTTCAAGCATCTAATACTCTTTCTATAACATCTAATACTAATATACTAGGCGATACAATTAATGTTGCTTCTCAGTCTACTACTAATACGGTAAGAATAAAAGGTGCTTATACTGATATACAAACAACAAACGTATTTGTAAATAACAGCTTACTTCAAATTAAAGGTGATGTACATATTAACAGTACGTCTTCTAATACTTCTCTTAACTCTACTGCTACTCATGTAACTGGAACAACTTTTGATATTAATTCAGCAACCGTTGATATGGACGGTACTGCTCTAACAGCTGATTATAACGATATTACTTTAACCGCTAATGACATAACAGTTAAAGCTGATGGATCTACAACTGTCTTAGATTTAAATGGAGACGGCACAGAAGCAAATCTTACTTTATCTGGAAACTTATTAACAGTTAATTCAGATGAATCTTTATTTAATGCTAATGTAATATTAGGTAGTGCAAACTCTGATACTGTTTCGTTTAACTCTGAAGCAGATACTGGTTTAAATCCTGTATCTAATGCATTGTCCCTTGGTCTAACAGACGCTAGATGGAACCTTAATAGTAATACAGTAAGTGTATCAAACACACTATCAGTAACAGGGAATGCAACGTTTGCTTCTGATGTAGACTTAGGTAATGCATCTGCAGATACTATTTCTATTAATGGTAAAGTTGATACTAATATAATACCTACATCCAACTCTAAAGTTCTTGGTGCTACAAATGCAAGATGGGATGTTAATGCAGAAGATATAAACGTAAGCAAAACATTACTAGTTACAGGTACAGGCGATTTTAGTAATACACTTGATGTAGTAGGAGCAGGAACATTTAGTAATACTATTGCTGTAACTAATACAGCTACATTTAGTAATACTATCACAGTTACAGGTGCAGCTACTTTAAGTAATACTTTAGCGGTAACAAATACAGCCACTTTCAGTAATACAGTAGGTGTTACTGGGGCAACTACTCTAAGTAATACCTTAGCAGTTACTAATTCTGTATCATTTAGTAACACTTTAACTGTCGCAGGAAATGCAGTATTTACTACAGCAGCAAATGTAGGTGGATTATTAAGAGCTAAAAGTAATTTAATAGTAACAGGTACAGCAAATGCTTCAGTTGCTATTCATGTTGGTTCAGCAAATACTAAAGTTAAGTTATCTAATAATAGCATAGCAGTAGGTAACAATGCATCAAATTCAAAATTAACATCAACAACTATATCAACAGGTGGTACTTTAACTGTTGGTGGAGTCTCTACTTTAAGTGGAAGTAATACAGATATAGCAGGACATACTATAGTATCCTCAAATGTAGTTGTAGGTAATGTAGAATTAAACGCCGGGCAAATAACTGTTGGTGACGCATCTACTAATGTAGTTATAGATGATAGCGGTAATATAAATGCCGATGGAAATATACAAGCAGTAGGAGGATCTCTTTCTGGTCAGTTAGGAGTAACTGGAGCAGTAGCAGGATCTAATACTGGAACATTTACAGGTGCTTTAGCTACAAGTAATACATTTACTGCAAATGGATTATCAACTCTTAAGAAAGGTTTAACAGTTACTGGTATAGCTAACGTATCAAGTACATTAAATGTAAGCGGTGGATTAAATGTAACTGGTATTCTAGATCTTAATAATAGATTAGAAGTTCAAAGTAATGCTACGTTCCAAGATTCAATAACAGTAGCAGACAATTCTATATTCAGTAAAACTTTAGCAGCAGGAAACACAACAGTAACAGGTTTTGTAAATGCTACAACCACAATGGAATCAGGTGGTAAAATTACCGTAGGTGGTAATGCAGATATTACAGGTTCAATGACTTTTGGTACTTTAAAGTCAGCAATAGTTCATACTGGTGCTACAGCTAATTTAGTATCAGGCGAATTATATATTACAGATACTGGAATAACAGCTACACCAAATACTACATTTAATGATGATGTAACTATTGTTGGTGATTTAGAAGTTCAAGGTTCAACATCTTTATCTTCTAATCAAGCTTTATCATTGAATGTAGCATCAATGACAACTTTATCAGTATCAGCTGAGTCAACCTTAGATGGTACTACTACTATTGGTAATGGTTCAGGCACTGAAAATTTATTTGTATATGCACCGGTTGGTAATACAACCGTTGGATTAATACCAGGCGCTAATGGAGTACCTTTAGGAACAAATTTAAAACGATACGAATTATTTGCTAATACAGCTAATATAGTTTCAATAGCAGTTGGTTCACAAATTATTCCTAAATCTAATACTGTAGGCCAAACACTTGGTACAACGTCTAAACGATTTGTAATTACAGCTAATACAGGTAACTTCTCAGGACTATTAACTGCAACAAGTGGTGCTTCTGTTACAGGTATTGCAAACATATCAAGTACATTAAACATTGGCGCTAACGTCAACTTATCAACAACAAAAATTACTGTAGGAACTAGTTCGGTAAATACAGCAATTACTTCTTCTGGCATCGATGCAGACGGAACATTAGCAGTAGGAGGCGCAGCAACTCTATCAAGTACTTTAGGTGTTACTGGAGCTGCAACAATGAGTTCATCAGCTAACGTAGTAGGCGATTTAAGTGTTCATAGCGATCTTAAAGATGAAGGAGGCAATGCATTTAGGGTTTATTACGCTAACGGATCGGTTGCTTGGCCGGCGTAGAGGGGAGGGTTAGATTATGCCAAATCCTCTCAAAATGCGAACCCACGCTAACGGTATTTACAATAATGGCGTTCAAGTAACTACTAATGCAGAGCTTGATTTTCTATCAAAAAAATTATTAACTTTATACGCTTCTGAGTCTGGAGCTGGAGACAATACTGGTGATCTAAATATAGATTCACTAGGTACTTCTGTAGGAGTATTTGAGGATAATTTTGCTACTTCCGAAACTGGAACACATCCTTATACTGGATCTACTTCAACAACCACTTATACATTTAAACAAAACAATTCAACGGCTTCAGAGAGTTCAATACACCCTTTAATTACTCATGACGGTACGGGTAACCCTGGGCATATTAGAGTAGTATCAGATGCTGAATTAAATGTAGTAATGGATCTTGCTTTAGCAGATATAGCAAAAGCAAATTCTACTGCAGCAGGTACAGGGACTTATTACATAAGTGAATCAGCTCCTTCTATTGCTGGTACATGGGTAGCACAAGATAATTTCTATGATGAGATAACTAATAATGCTAATGATGATAGCTCTAAGACCACTTACAAGCTATGGAGAAAGACTTCTTATGATAACTCACCATCAGATATAAAGTTACTTAAGCAAGTAAATGGTACTCTTAAAGTTCAAACTGATAATGAATTAGAAAATTTAACCTCAAGACTAAGAAATAGAATTATTGCAACTGGTATTGGTACCTATAAATTTCAAACATCTGCTCCAGGAACAGGTACATGGGTAGCTAGAGGAACTGCTACTGATAGAAATCCTGTAATTTCAAGTATACAATATACAGGTACTTATTCAGCTAACTACTCTAGACAATTTTCAAGACAATTTGGTAGACAGTTTTCAGCTCAATACACTAGAGGTCAATTTAACAGACAATTTGCTAATCAATTTACTAGAATATATACTGGACAGTATGCAAGAAATTTTACTAGAGAATTTTTAAGATCATTTTCAAGGGCTGTTATAGGATCACAATTTTCTCGTGGTCAATATACTAGAATATATTCAGCACAATACGCAAGACAGTTTAATAGAGTTTTTACTGCGCAATATCAAAGGCAGTTTGCAAGAACATTTTCAGCACAATACGGTAGACCATACAATAGCCAATTTACTAGACAGTTTGATGGCTCAGCTTATACGAAAACATATGCTGGAACATATAGCAGAGGCAATCAATTTACCAGACAATTCCAAAGAGTATATGCTGGAACATATGGAAGATCATTTATAAGATCTCAATATACTAGAATTTACTCAGCTAACTATGCAAGAATTTACTCAGCTGATTATGCAAGACAGTTTACCAGAATTTATTCTGCTCAGTATGGTAGGCAATTTACAAGGGTAGGTATAACTGTAACTTATGATAGATCATTTACAGGAAGTTTTAATCGTGGTTATGAAGCTCAATTTGCTAGATCAGGTTTAGCTTTTGGTTACAATGCTGACCATGGAGAGACTAATGGGTATGGTCAACCTTATGCGCGAGAAGAGCCCTATTTTGGACCTCCTACACAATTTCCACCAGCCGATAGAGATGGTACACAATATTATAGAGGGTTTGTTTACACCCGTAGCTCTAATGTATATTCAGGTGATCTTGGAGGGTTACCTCCTGTATCAGGTATATACAAAGGTTTTTCAAGGCTTCAACAATATTTTAGATCAAATGATGTAGGCAGTCCACCATATCAAGTTGTTTATTCTCGTCAGTATATTAGAGCAGCATACACAGGTTATTCATTTGGACCTGGTTATTCAGTTACATTTTATGGTCAATATACTGCTAATTATGATAGAACAACACCTGGACCTAATTACTCAGACGGTCAATATGCAAGAACCACACCTGGGCCATCTTATGCAAGAGCAACTCCAGGACCGCAATATACTCGTGCTTCGTATACAACTAATTATGATAGATCAACACCTGGACCTCAATATAATGGTCCGCAATATACATCTACATATGATGGATCAAGAAGCTATGGTACTTATGTAAGACAGTTTGATGGACCACAATATCAAGGTAACTTTATAAGAGCACAGTATTCAAGATCTACTCCTGGACCTCAATATAATGGTCCGCAATATGCTAGAACTACACCTGGTCCAAATTACAGTGATGGTCAATATACTAGATCAACACCAGGACCCCAATACACGGGACAATTTACTGCTAATTTTTCTGCTGATTACTCAGTAGCATTTTCAAGAGGCACTCAATACGCTATACAATTCACAAGAATTGTAACCGGTCCACAATATACAGGTCAGTTTACTCGTGGACAGTTCACAGGGCAATATACTAGTGAGATTGTAGGGCCCAACTATACTGATGGTCAGTATACTAGTAATTACGCAGGGTCAAGAGAAAGACAATATGCTGGTGCCACAGTAACAGGAAGTTTTACAACTACTACTAAGACCTTATGGTTAAGAGTTGCATAAATAAATAAATAACATTACAAGATTAAGGAAAAGTGAACTTTGAGTAATCCATTAAAAATAAAAGTTAGTAGTGGTTCGAGTGTAAACTCAACTAACTTCTCAGGTCTGCAGGAAATGACTAATGCAGAAATGGATTATGTCACTAATATTGTACTTGAAGATTTTGCCTCTAGTAATGTAGTAACAGGTGATCTTAATATTACTACAGGAACTTCTATAGGATCTTTCGTTGATACAAGAAGAACAGAATCTATTGGTACTCATCCTGCAACCGGATCTACTAATACTGTAACAACTACCTTCTATCAAAATGTTACTGCTATATCTGAATCAGGTTTAGTAAGACCGTTAGGCTATTCTAGTTCTTCAGTAAAAGAACAAACAGATACAGATTTAAATAATTCAATTATTAAATATGCCTTAGATAAAATAGCTAATACTTCCAATTATGCTACGGGGCAGTATTATTTTGGTACCGCAGCACCTTCTGGAGGGACTTGGGCTACCAAAGCGACCGTTACTGATACAATTACTCATAATGCAGGAACAAATCAAACATATAATTTATATCGTAAAACAGATGATGGAATAAGTTATACTAATATACCTACTGTTAAGTTAGATGGATCTCTTATTAAGCAGATGTCTACTGCTGAAATTAAATCATTAACTCAAAGATTAAGAAATAGAATTGTAGCTACTGGTGTTGGTACTTATAAACTACAAGTAAGTGCTCCAGGAACTGGTACATGGTTACAAGTTAGTGATAGTCTAATCGATCAGGTAGCTGATAATACTTCTCAACAATACTCTAATCAGTTTACTGGAAACTTTAGTAGACAGTTTACTAGACAATTCTCAGCTCAATATACAAGACAGTTTGCTAGGTCATTTACAGCTCAATATACTAGGTCTTTTAATAGACAATTTACATCTCAATATACTGGACAGTTCACCAGGATATATTCTGCTCAATACGGTAGACAGTTTACAAGGCAATATACTTCTCAATACACAGGCCAGTTTACTAGAATATACTCTGCAGCTTATGGAAGAGCTTTTAATAGACAATTTACCGGTGACTACGCAAGACAGTTTACTAGAATATTCTCTGCACAATATACAAGAGCATTTGCAAGAATATTTACTGGCGATTATTCTAGACAGTTTACTAGAATATTCTCAGCAGGATATGGAAGACAGTTTGCAAGAAGTTATGCTGGCCAATACGCTAGACAATTTACAAGAATTTTCTCTGCAGGATATGGTAGACAATTTACTAGACAATATACATCAGGCTATTCTAGAACTACTCCAGGACCTCAATACACAAGAGGTCAATTTGCAAGACTAGTAGTAGGTAGCCAATATACTGCCAACTATGCAAGAATAACTCCAGGACCTCAATACACAAGAGGACAATTTGCTAGATTAATTACAGGACCTAACTATACAGTTAACTATGCAAGAACAACTCCAGGACCTCAATACACAAGAGGTCAATTTGCCAGATTAGTAGTCGGTCCTAATTACTCTGCAGGATATTCAAGAGCAACTCCAGGACCAGCTTACTCAGATGGTAACTATGCTAGAATAACACCTGGACCTAATTACACTGTTAACTATGCAAGATCAACTCCAGGTCCTAATTATTCAGACGGGTCATATACAAGAGCTAGACCTGGTCCTAACTATACAGTTAACTATGCCAGAATAACACCAGGTCCTCAGTATACTAGAGGTCAATTTGCAAGATTAATTACAGGGCCTAACTACACAGTTAACTATGCAAGAACTACACCTGGACCTAATTACTCAGATGGGTCATACACAAGATCAAGACCGGGTCCTAATTATACTGTAAACTACGCTAGAACTACACCTGGTCCTAATTACAGTGATGGGCAATACACAAGATCAAGACCAGGACCTAATTATACTGTTAACTATGCTAGAACAACTCCGGGACCTAATTATAGTGATGGACAATATACAAGATCAAGACCTGGTCCCAACTACACAGTTAACTACGCTAGAACAACTCCGGGGCCTAATTATTCGGACGGGTCGTATACAAGATCAAGACCGGGTCCTAATTACACAGTTAACTATGCCAGAATAACACCAGGTCCTAATTATAGTGATGGACAATATACAAGATCAAGACCAGGACCTGCGTACGCAGTCAATTATGGTAGAGTATACACTGGCTCATATAATAGAGCTAGACCAGGACCTGCTTACGGTGTACAGTATAGCAGATCGTTTGGAAGAATATACTACGGTTCATATAATAGAGCAAGACCAGGCCCTAACTATGCTGTAGGGTATACTGTTAACTATGGTAGAATCTATTATGGTAACTATGGAAGATCTAGACCAGGCCCTAACTATGCCGTAGGATACACTGTTAACTATGGTAGAGTATATTATGGTAACTATGGTAGATCAAGACCAGGTCCAGCTTACGGTGTAAGTTATTCGAGATCTTTTGGAAGAGTTTACTATGGTAGTTATGCTGGAGCTAATTTTTCACGATTAGCATTTGACTTTAATTATAATTCTGATAGGCTTGAAGGTGGATATGGAACCGGTTATGGTGCTCCAGTAGAACCTTATTTTGGACCTCCAACATTCTTTCCACCCCCGGACCAAGACGGCGGCAGTCAATATTATAGAGGCACTATCTACACGCGTTCTGCTAATATTTACGCATCTGCTGGTGGCTTCCCTCCTATAGGTGGTCAGTATAAAGGGTTTACTAGATTACCATCTTACTATAGACAGGCCGGTGGTGCTAATATTTACTCAGGAAATTTTACTAGATCACGCCCAGGACCAAACTATTCTTCAAGTTATACTGTAAACTATGGAAGAGTATACTATGGTTCATATAATAGAGCTAGACCTGGACCAGCATATGGTGTCCAATACAATAGATCGTTTGGAAGAGTGTACTATGGTTCATATAATAGAGCAAGACCGGGCCCAGCATATGGTGTCCAATACAATAGATCGTTTGGTAGAATCTATTATGGTAACTATGGAAGATCTAGACCAGGTCCTAACTATGCTGTAGGCTATACTGTTAACTATGGTAGAATCTATTATGGTAACTATGGTAGATCAAGACCAGGACCTAACTATGCAGTTAACTATGGTAGAGTATACTATGGTCAATACGCAAGACAATTTACTAGAATCTTTTCAGCTGGATACGGAAGAGCTTTTGGTAGAGTATACTATGGTCAATATGCAAGACAGTTTACTAGAATCTTTTCAGCCGGGTATGGTAGGTCTTTTGGTAGGGTCTATTATGGTCAATATGCAAGACAATTTACAAGAATATACTCAGCAGGATACGGAAGGGCTTTTGGTAGAGTTTATAACGGCCAGTACGCTAGACAATTTACAAGAATATACTCAGCAGGGTACGGAAGAGCGTTCGGTAGAGTTTATAACGGCCAATACGCTAGACAATTTACAAGGATTTTTTCAGCTGGTTATGGTAGATCATTCAATAGACAATATACAGCTCAATACACAGGTCAATATGCCAGAATATATTCCGCTAATTATGGAAGAGCATTTGCAAGAAGTTATGCTGGCCAATATGCCAGACAATTTACTAGAATATTCTCAGCAGGATACGGAAGATCATTTGCTAGAATATATTCCGGACAATATAGTAGGCAATTTACTAGGATTTTTTCAGCTTCATATTCTAGATCCTTTAACAGACAATTTACTGCCCAATATACAGGACAATATACAAGAATATATTCCGCCAATTATGGAAGGGCATTTAATAGACAATATACAGCTCAATATACAGGACAATATGCTAGAATATATTCAGTAAATTATGGTAGATCTTTTACAAGACAGTTTACTGCGCAGTATACAGGACAGTTTACAAGAATTTATTCTGCACAATATGCAAGACTTGTAGTAGGTCCTCAATATACAGTTAACTATGCTAGGTCGACGCCAGGGCCAGCATACAGTGACGGTCAGTATACAAGAGCTAGACCAGGACCACAATATACAGTTAACTATGCCAGAACAACACCTGGACCTAATTATTCAGATGGAGCATATGCTAGAATAACACCGGGTCCTAATTATAGTGTTGGCTACTCTAGAACAACACCTGGCCCTAATTACTCAGACGGTCAATATGCAAGACTGGTGACTGGACCAAACTACACTGTTAATTATGCTAGAACTACACCTGGACCACAATACACTAGAGGCCAGTTTGCTAGACTTGTAGTAGGACCTCAATACACCTCTCAGTATTCTAGAACTACACCTGGCCCTCAATATACAAGAGGACAATTTGCAAGGTTAGTAGTAGGAGATAATTATAGTGTAGGGTATGCTAGAACGACTCCAGGGCCATCATATAATGGAGACCAATTCGCGAGATTAATAACAGGTCCGCAATTTACATCTACTTATTCATCTCAGTTTACGGGTCAATTTGCAGGTGATACTATTCAAGGTACAGCCTCAAATAACTCTACTATAAAATTATGGCTAAGAGTTGCATAAATAGATAAAAGAACATATAATAATAATAATGTAAACGTGAGGTTATATAATGGCAAACCGATTTAAAAATGCTCTCTGGGAAATCCCAGAAGAAAAAAAACGAATTAGGGCTCTTGAAATTACTGAAACAGGTAGTAGAGAGCTTATCATAGATCCCAAAGATAAAGAAAACTACGATGCTGTTTTAGCAGAATTTTCTATTGAAGAAATTACTGCAAGGTCTGAAGAGGACGTAAAGCAATTTAGAGAACAGAAATTAGCTGAAGAACAATTCCATAAAGAGAATGAAGAACGACAAATGCAGGAAGCTCTATTTATTGAAAAATTATCAGTTATGGAAATCGATGAAATTAAAAAGACAACTAATAAAAAGTTAAAAAGACGTATTCGTAAAGCTAAAACATTTGCAGAATTATACGTCTATGGTGCAGCAGTAGTGAGTGATTATGACAGAACAGAAACATAAAGAAGGTTTTTTATTAGTTGCTTCTATGCATAACCACTATAAAAATAGTGCTATTCAATGTATAGAAAGTTTAGAAGATTATTATAATGATCCTAAAGTTATGGTTGCATGCCATCCAGAATGGGTAGAAGATTTTGAAAGATTAGATTCAGTTGTTAAAGTGGTTAGTGAAGATTTTCCAATAAGTGTAAGATCTAAATTATGGGCTCTTCAGCATACACCATTTGAAAAGACTTGCTATTTAGATGCTGATATGGAAATAGTAGATGAGGAAATAGAAAGAGTTTTTGATTTATTAGATGATAATCATGATTGCGCCTTTACTGTTATCGATCCTAATACTGGAGCAAGTACAGCAATTTATACTAAAGAAGGTGAAGCAGATATAAGAGATAATGCTGTAGATAAACATTTAAGATATCATGGCGGGTTCTTTTTATGGTGGAATAATGATAAGCGTCCTAACGCTCAAAAAGCTATGAACCTATGGTGGACAGAATATTTAAATATAAATGCTAATCCTGATTTTTGGAAAAACCATCCTGAAATTTATTTTAAGAATCGAGCATGGGATCAATTTACCTGGTGGTGGATACATCAAAAATTAATTCCAGATCTTAAAATACAAGAAGTAGAAAATAATAATAAGCATGAGATGTTAAGATGGAATTGGAATCATTATATGGGTAATAGATCTCATGGAGGATTAACTCCTATTATTAAACATCATCCTATTAATAGAGGATTATTAAATCAAACACCTGGATTATATTTAGAAGATGAATATCAGCCTGGTACAGGTCCAGGAGGTAATCCAGTATGAAGATGCAAGACCTAACAATACGAAATCCAGAACTTATAAAAAAATTAGATAATCTAGCGTTAAAGGTTGATGAATTATTTGATGATCGAGAATTAATGAGCTCATTAATTGATCTAGAATATAAATCTAAAAGTCCAAAGGAAAGAGAAAAAGATAATAAAGAAGAAGCTTATGTAGCAGCTCCTCATTGGGATATTCTACCCTGGAACATGAACGATGAATTAAAGTCAGGCCAAATGAGTCCAATTGGAATTGAATATTTAAATTATCAAAAAGATCTTATGAAAGAAAAAGGCCCGTTACATCATGAAACAAAAGGCTTCCCTAATTTGGAACCATTTGTAACAGGTAAAAAAGTTTGGGAGCGAACTAAAGATTACGATTGGTTTAGAGACATGGTGTATGACATATCACATAAATGGTTAGGTGGTTCAGCTATGGCATTATGCGCGTTCTATGAGCCTGGGGGACATATACCTTGGCATCATAATGGTAATGCTCCTGGTAATAATATTTTATTACATTATAATAAAGAAGGTAGTGGTTCTTTCTATACTTACGATGATGGAGAGATAATTGAATATAAAGATAAGCCAGGTTGGGTAGCTAGAGCTGGTATTTTTTATGATACAATTTCAGATCCAAATAAGTATGATGAGAAGATTGCAGGTAAGTTTGGCAAACGTGAACAAACATATACAACCCCTATACTTGCAGATCAAGAAACAGCTAGCTGGCATTGTGCTCATGCCGTAACTAGAAGATTTACACTATCAACAGTTGTCCCAGATAGAAGTATATGGGAAGACCTTTGTGAAGAAATAGAAGAAGCGTAGTACCCTCGTTTTAAAATAGCCTAAATATACTTAAAATAGAGGTGTAAATGGCTACGCGCGCAAATATTATAATAGATAAAGGTACTGATTTTTCTCTGGCTGTAACAGTCACACAGGCTAATGGAGAAGTATTTAACTTAACAGGCTATGCTGCAAACTGTAAGTTACGTAAACATTGGTCTTCAAATACATCATATTCAATCAGTGCATCTGCATCAGATCCAGTAAATGGAATTTTAACTCTATCAGCTAATAACACAGTTACAGGTGCAATACCGCCTGGTCGTTATATGTATGATGTTGAAGTTTCTTTAGGTGGTGGTTCAACTATTAATAGAGTATTGCAAGGCCAAGTAACCGTAACACCGGAGATTTCATACTAATGGCTAATACAGTTGCAACAATTCAGACTACTTCTACACCTATAGTAACTAAGATAATTAAAAACCAAACGTCAACAAATGATATTTCAGGGTTAAATATTAATTATCAAACTATTGCTAATGGTGAAATACTAGCCTATAATTCATCTTCAAATACTTTTACACCTGTTTCTGTAGCATCTGCTAGAGGTGGTATTGATGGTGGCGAGGTAAGTTAATGTCCGATTTAATTCAGATAAAACGATCGCAAACTCTTGATTCGTTTGCAAATATATCATTTGGTGAACTTGCATTTACTTCTAATGGTGGTATTTTATATGTAGGTAGTGCAACAGGTAATACAAATATTCCTATCGGAGGTCAAAGGACCCCAGGGACATTAACAGCTAATCAAGCAATAGTAGTAAATGCTTCATCTTTTGTAGATGATCTTAAAACCGTTGCTCTTACAGTAGATGGTACAGCTACAGTAAATAATATAGTTATTAGTACAGATCTTACAGTACCTAATTTATCTATTACTGAAGCTGCATTTCAAGGCTTTAAACATACAATAACTGTAGCGAATGGTAAATTTGCTATTGACGGTACAGAACAGCAAGTATTTAGATTACTACCTGGTTTAAAATATTATTTCGATACATCAGACTCATCTAATAGCAGCCATCCTCTAAAGTTTAGTGAAACAGCAGACGGTACACACGGCAGTGGTTCAGAGTTTACAACTGGTATTACTCATGTAGGTACTCCTGGTTCGGCAGGCTCATATTCTATAGTATCATTAGAAGCGGATGCTCCTACTAGACTATTTTATTATTGTGGTAATCACTCTGGTATGGGATCAACAATAAGAGTCCATGAACCACAGATAATAGCAGCCAACTCAACAGTAACCACTTTGACTGGAATGCTTCATGCTAATGATGTTTCTATATCAAACAACTTAACAGTTAACGGTGACTTTATATTAAGAGGTTCAAGTATACAGCTTGGTGATGGAGGAGATGTTATATCTTTAGGTGCTACTGTTAATACAAGTATTATACCTTCTGATAATGTAACTTACGATTTAGGTTCATCAACTAATAATTATAAACATGTATATGCAAATCAAATTACAATTGCATCTAATCCAGTAGCTGACTCACAAGTAGCTTCTAAAGGTTATGTAGATACTCAGGTAGGTGGTATTAGCACTGTAGGAAATACAACACAGATAGGTGCACCAACAGATGGAGTATTTGCTAATGGATCTGGGTCAGGAAATATAGAAGGAGCAGTTACTTCTATAGCTAATACAACAAGTGTAGCTGATGCTATAGATTCAATGAATGAAGTAATGTTTAATGTATATCAAAATACATATGTAAGAGATGTTTCTGTAACATGTAATTCTGGTAATGTAGGAGGAGCTCCTCTAACAAGCACTTTAACAATCGATGTAGTAGGTAATGCAAATAGATATGATATAACTTGGGGTGATGGTAGCTATACAAATAATACTACAGATGCTACCCCTTCACATACATATACAGACAATACTAATTCACCTTTTGATATAGTTGTAGCAGCTAGAAATACAAACGCATTAGGTGAAGGTAATACAGCCACTTTTACCGCTACTGATTTAATAACATTATATACATCTGATCCTAGTGCTGACTTTGATATATTTAATGCTGCATCTGGTGGCTCAGAAATTACTGAAGCTAATATCAATCAAGTAATATATTTAGATAACGAAACAACAAACGCTAATGATGTAGTAGCGACCTTCTTTGTTAACTGGGGCGATGGAGATACTTCTGCAATATCAAACACTTCAGTAGCAGGTGGAACTCAAGGTGCGAGATTAACGCATACATATACTGCTGGTACAAGTACTGGAACAGACACAATAACACTTTCAATTAATAGCCATTCTACAGCTAACCCAACAGCTGTACCTGATTCATCAACTAAGACTATAAAAATATTTGATACTGGTATAGCAGCACCAGAAGGGTTATCAGGTAAATCTATATCTTTAACATCAAGCTCGGTTGGATCATCTCCAAGATTAGCTTCAGGATTTATTAATAATACATCAGAAGGTTCTTTTGCAGCTGGAGATAGTGTAACAAGATACACAACATCAGGCAACATTCAGACTTCTGGTGAAGCAAATTCGCAAGTAGTTTATGATGCTAGTACTGGAACCTTATCTGCAATTGTTGATGGTTCAGCAGAAGGTACTATTACATTTAATAGTAGTGATAATACAGGTACTGATCAATCATTAGTAGTTGTTGACGAATTAGATTTCTATAATTTTAATAATACAGGAGGCAGTGTTTCTGCAGGAAGTAGAAGATATGCACCTGGATTATATTCTGGTTTCAGAGCTAGAATTAATAAATCATCTCTAGCAACAGGATCTCATACTTATAAATTGAGTCATTCAACTACTGGAAATACTTCTGTATTAGAATTTGCTAAGGATAATTTAACTGGAACTCCTGTTTTAAATTTTAGCGGTACTACCGTTACTCAAAATTCAGCAGGAACTTTAGCTTATGTATCTGGAGTACCTTACTATACTAATGACGCATCCTTAAATGTAATTGGAGCTTTAGTAAGTAATGTAGCTGGTCAATTCTATAAAAACGATTCTACACCATTTAACATATATAGTGGTACTAATATAGAAGGAGATAGTGGATCATCCTTTAGCACGCAAACTAAAAATTATTCTATCCTGCCTTCATCAACTCTAGTATCAGGATATCCTAAAGCTAATACGGGAGTTGGAGCTAATGTAAGTATTGAAACATTTCAAGTAGCAGTTAACGGTGGCGGGAGAAGAGTAGAAGGATTCTCTATGATGATGGAGAATGTAAATGGATCAAGTTCTACCTTACAATACGCAAATACAAAAGTAGCTGTATATAATGGCAACTCATCAGGCGTTAGAGAGGATGCCATTCCAGTATCAGATAGCTTAGGGGCAACGTATGACACAGACGGTAAAAGATTATCTAATTTTAGTTCAACTAATGCTACTCCTACCTTTGCTAATAATGTGGACTATTATGTTAACAACGCTTGGACTGGCGCAGTTACTGTCGCTGGAACTGACGAAGCGATTCAGAGGTACGGGACACTAGCACATAATGTTGTTGATTATTCTTCCGGATATTTACCGGCAGGACCTAACCTAAATACAAGTAGGTCTGGAGTTCAATACTTTAGATTTGCATTTAAAAGAACTAACGTAGCTAACTTTAATGTTACTTTAACTGGAACTGTAGCTTCATTTCATATAGCAGCTCCAGGTACTAATATTGATGATACTTCAGATAGTAATGGATGGGTAGATGCCTCTAATACATATGCAGGAGCTGGGACACCTGGAGCTAATACTGCAGCTGGTGGTAATGGTTCAGATGGATGTGCGTTTACTTCTGGAGATAGGATACAATCAAGTACAAACTATAACAATAATTCTTTTACAATGACATTAGGTGATCAAAATGCATCTACATCTACTAATAATCAAATATTAGTATCTGTAGGATTAAGCAGTGGTCAAAGTTTAACTAAATTAGAGATCTCATAATGGCAATATCTGATACACAAAAAGTTGATTTACTCTGGAAGAAGATAGGCTTCAGTAAAGTTAAAACAGATACTAATACAAATAAGAAAGCACCTAATGAGGCTATTGTTTCTGAGTTAATAATTAAACCGTCAACAATATGGACTGATGCTGCAAGCATTCCAAGTACTAAACCAGCAGCAAATACAGGTCCGTTAATAATATATACAGAACAATCAACAACTGAAGATGTAACTTCTACAGCTAGACGTACATGGAAGTCAAATATTTCTAATTGGGTACCTTCTTCTTTTGGTGCTACTTATCAATTAAAGGTGTACGTAGATACGGCAGGATCTGGTAACCCTGCTTCTAACGGAACTCAATTATTCGAAACAGGTTCAGGAAATAGTGATGAATGGTACTTTGATTATCAATCTGGAGTACTTCATTTTATAGGATCTAATTTACCTTCAGGTGTGACTGCTGGTAAAGGTATCTTTATTACAGGAGCTAAATATAATGGTAACACTGGTTTTAGCGGAGCTTCCTTAAGCAATGCTAATTTAGTTAATGCAACTATAACTAGTTTATCAGCGCCTCTGGAAGTGAAAGATGGTGGTACAGGAGTTACTAGCTTTACTGCTAATGCAGTATTAGCTTCAGCTAACTCAACTACAATGGATTTTAAAACTGGATCAAATGGTCAAGTTATGATAGTGACAAATAATGATGTTGACTTTAGTGATTTGGATGGTGGAACTTATTAATGAAATGGAAATTTTGGGAACATAAAATACTTACGGATGAGTTTGGAGAGGTCCAACTTAAAGTATTGAGTCGATTTGTATTAAATCAAAAGACAATAATTGAAGATTTGTCAGAAAAGAATCAAAAACTTACCGCTGAGGTACAAGTTTTAAGAGAGATAGTAGACGACTTAAATAGTATAAATAACATAAACGTAAAAAAAGCTTTAAAACTAAAGGACGTAAAGAGAAAAACATCTCCTTTTAGATAAAGATTAAGAGGTAAAAATGGCTAGACAAGCATTAATAAAATTAAGAAGAGGTTCCGGAGCTCCAGCTGATGGTACTTTAACAGAAGGCGAATTAGCGATAGATATTTCAGCAAAGAAGCTGTATAGTGCTAACGCGACTGGCAACTCATTTACTTTATCAGGGGATCAGTATAATCTAACCTCAACAAGTAATGCCACACATGGTATTGTCAACTTAAACGTTGATAATGCATCTCTAAGTAATGACCAAGTTCAATTTGTAGGATCAGGCGGTATTACAGTTTCAGGTAACTCATCTGTAATTGATATTCAACAAACAGAAACTGACTATGATATTACAGCAGGTGGTTCTGCTTCAACCGGTACTCTAGTATTAGGTGGAGACGCAGATGCTGATACTATTACTATTACAGGTAATAATGGTCTTGTTGTATCTAATACATCAACAAGTGCTTTACTAGTAGAAAACAAAGGTTCAGAACATACAGTAACAGTTGCAGGCGGTAAGTTTGTAATAGATGGAACATCACAACAAGATTTAAGACTTGTACCAGGTGTTATCTATTGGTTCGATCAATCAGATAATACAAACAGCTCACATCCGTTAGCATTTGGTACAGCAGCAAACGGTTCAGAAGTATCCCAAGGCACTTCAAGTGGATTTAAAATTTATGAACAAGTAGGTACAGCTGGTAGTGCAGGTGCTTATACAAGAGTACAATTACAACAAGACGCACCTAATAGCTTATATTACTTCTGTGAAAATCATAGTGGTATGGGTGCAGATGTATTCATACAACCAGATAACTTATATAGTAACGCTACTCACGTTGTAGCAACACAACCATTAAGCGTAACTGGCGTTGGTACTTTCTCAGGAAACGTATCAGCTTCTCATGTTATAGCAAGTGGTGATGTAGATATTACAGGTGAAGTTAATGCAGCTTCAGCAGCTATTACAGGCGCTGCGGTTATAGGTACTACATTAGCATCTGGTAATGTTACAGCAACAGGCTTTGTAAATGCTACTACTACTATTCAATCTGGTGGCGATATAACAATAGGTGGAGATGCAGATATAACTGGAGAAGTTAATGCAGCTTCAGCAGCTATTACAGGCGGAGCTACCGTTGGTGGAGTGTTAACAGTTTCTGGTAACTTAATAGTTTCAGGAACAACTACAACTGTTTCTTCTACTACAGTTGAAATAAATGATAACTTAATTAAGTTAGCTGCTAACCAAACAGGTACAGATGATGACTTAGTTGATACTGGTCTTTATATGACATTTGATGATTCTGATACTCAGAAGTACTCAGGTTTGTTTAGAGATAAAAGTAATTCAAATAAGGCTTTCGTATTTGTAGAAGGTATAACAGGTGAACCAGGAAATGAAGTTTCTTACACAGCAAGTAATCTTGCTTACATTGAAGCTATCATTGATGGTGGAACTTATTAAATAATTAGAGGTATATTATGAGTATTGAAAACCCACAAGACGGGTACGTTAGATTATATATTGCAAACATTAATACTGAATTGCAACATAAGACTTTAGAATTGATAAGTCTTAAAGCTCAATTACAATTAGCAAATGAACAAATTGTAGAGTTAAAAAAATTAGAAAATAAAATTAAAGTAGAAAAAGAAACATCTGTAAATACAGAGAAGAAGAAGTAGGTGATCGGGGGACAGTGAAACCCTCACCTCTTATATAAGAGGAAGAAGCCCATATGGCAGCAAAGTTTTTAGTTAAGCGATCGTCCGTTAGTGGACAAGCGCCTAATACATCCCAGATATCAACCGGAGAGTTAGCTCTTAACTTGACTGATGGAATCATGTATGGTTCTAATGGCACCGTAGTATTCGAAATTGGTGCTAATGTTTCTTCTCTTACAGTAAACGATTATTCTTTTCCCGCATCAGACGGTTCAAATGGCCAGGTATTAAAAACAGACGGTAATGGGTCTCTTGTTTTTTCTACTCCTGTTGAAGGGTTTACGACTGGTGATGTTGATACACATCTTAATACTAGTTCAGCTGCTGAAGATAATGTATTAAGCTGGAACGGTTCTGACTATGAATGGACTGCTTCATCAGGTGGTGGTTCAGTCACTATTACTGAATATCTATTTAAACCAACTTCAGATACAACAGTATTTTCAGGTACAGATGAGAACGGATTAGTATTAGATTATTCTTCTGGTGAAGAAGATGTATATCTTAATGGTGTTAAATTAATATCTGTTGATGACTATACAGCTACAAATACATCTGCAATTACTTTAGGTGCTAACGCAGTAAATGGGGATACTGTTCAAATAGTAAAAATATCTGGATCATCTACTGTTCTAGAATATCAATATACAGTTACAGCAAACCAAACATCTTTTACAGGCACTGACGATAACTCAGCAGTATTAAATTATACTCCTGGAAGAGAACAAGTATTTTTAAATGGTATTAAATTAATAGCAGTTGATGACTATGCTAGACCAAATTCATCTCATATAGTTTTATCTGCTAATGCAGTAGCTACTGACGTTTTAGAGACAGTAGTATTTGCAGGAGCTGGAGAGGATCTTACAGAAGCTGTAGGTTATTCATCTTCAAGTACCAGCACATTAACCATAAACACTTTTAACAGTTCAGTGTATAGAACTGCTAAATATATCATACAAGCTAACACGTCTGATTCATACGCAGCTAGTGAAGCGATTCTTATACATGATGGTACAACTGCATATGTAACTGAGTACGGAGAAGTATATTCTAATACTAATCTCTATACAGTTACAGGGGATATCAGTGGTACTGAAGTTAGGTTGAGAGTAACACCGACAGGTTCAGGAACAACCTTTAAGGTAAAACGTATAGGAATTAACGTATAATGACTACAAAAGCATTCGGAATTGCCGAGCTAATAAGACATATTTCTTATAATGCAACTACTGATAAAGTAGAGACTTCTAAAAAGATGACAACGAGTGGCGCATCAAGAAGTAATACAAAATCTGCTGGAGGCACTAATGCTGAAAATTTAGTCACGTTTGCTAAAGCGACTTATAGATCAGCTATATTTAAAATACAGGCAACGCAAGGCTCTAATTACCATACAACAACCTTCGTCATTATACATGACGGCTCTACAACTTACGATACGGAATTTGCTACAGTAAGATCAGGCAGCAGCTTATTTTCTGTAACATCTGATGTTAGCGGAAATAATGTAAGAATAAGAACCACGGCTGCAAATGCTAATACTACATATAAGTACTCTGTAGAATACGTAGAAGCATAAATAGTCATAGTTATATAGGGGATAGGGAACCGAATGGCAAATCAAAATTTTAGAATAAAAAATGGCTTAGAAGTAGGCGGCGTTGAGATAGCAAATAATTCAGGTGTCGTTAATACATCTGCTATGCCCGCATCAGGAGTAAGTGCAAGTACTGTTGGTAATACAACTACTATTCCAGTCGTTACAGTTAATGCAAAAGGGCTTGTAACTAACATTCAAAGTGCAAGTGTAAGTGGAGTAAGTAATTATACTTATACCGCTGCTAATTCTACTTTTGTTTTAAGTACAGGAGATGGATCTGCATTTGCGCAAACACTTCCATCTGCAAATTCTACAGTCTCAGGCCTAGTTAAAATAGGTGACTTAGTATCAGTAAACTCAACAGGCTTTATTAACGTAACTGAATCAAGTATAGATATTCATAACCTTAGTGGCTATGAAGCTAATGAGAATATAGATCATACTGGAGTTACATTAACAGCAGGCAATGGTTTATCAGGGGGAGGCACAATAGCTGCTTCTAGATCATTTGCTGTAGTAGCAGGTAATAACCAAGTAGTATCAAACTCTACTGGTATTTTTATAGCAGAATCAAACATCGATATACATAACCTAAATGGTTATGAAGCTAATGAAAATATAGATCATTCAGGTGTATCAATCTCGGCAGGTAACGGATTATCAGGCGGCGGTACTATAGAATCAAATAGGACTTTAGCAGTTGCAGCAGGAAACAATCAGATAGTATCTAACTCATCTGGTGTATTTGTTGTAGAAAGTAATCTAGATATACACAGCTTAAGCGGATATGTCGCTAACGAAAATATAGATCATACAGGTGTTGATATAACAGCTGGAGATGGATTAACAGGTGGTGGTGATATTTCATCAACAAGAACTTTAACTGCTGTTGGTGGAACAGGTGTTACAGTTAATGCATCAGGTATTCATATAGGGCAGGATGTAGGTACATCAGCAGACGTAACATTTAGTGATGTAATTATATCTGGTAACCTAACAGTTCAAGGAACAGAGACATCTGTTGATACAAATAACTTAGTTGTTAATGATGCAATTATAACTATTGCTTCTGGTCAAACAGGCGTACCATCTGTTGATGCTGGTATAGAAGTTGAAAGGGGTGATTCAGCCAATGCATTATTATACTGGGATGAATCTACTGATAGATGGACACATAAAGTAGCAGGTGGTACAGAGTATGCCTTCCATACAAAAGCAGATGATGTTGCTTTAGGAACGGATACATCTGGTAATTATGTTGCTACTATTACAGCAGGAAACGGAATAACCGGTTCATCAGCCACAGAGGGTGGCACACCTACTCTTGCAGTCGCAGCAGGTAACTCACAGGTAGTATCAAATTCTACTGGAGTGTTTGTTAATGAAGGCAATTTAGATATACATAACTTATCAGGGTATGTAGCTAATGAAAATATAGATCATTCTGGAGTTAATATAACTGCAGGAAGCGGACTATCTGGTGGTGGTGATATTACCTCAACTAGAACTTTAGCAGTTGCTGCTGGTAATAATCAAATAGTATCTAATTCATCTGGTGTATTTGTAGCAGAAGGTAATTTAGATATTCACAATTTATCAGGTTACGTTGCTAATGAAAACATAGATCATAGTGCAGTTGAGATTTCTCCAGGTACTGGTTTAACTGGCGGTGGAGATTTAACATCAACTAGAACATTAAACGTTGGTGCTGGTAATGGTGTTACAGTAAATAATACATCTGTAGCTGTTACTGGAGGAAATGGTTTAACTTCTAACTCAACCGGAGTTCATGTAGAACCGGGTCATAATAAAGTATCATCTAACTCATCAGGAGTTTATGTAGTTGAAGGTAATATTGATATTCATAATTTATCAGGATATGTTGCCAACGAGAATATAGATCATAGTGGAGTTAATCTTACAGCCGGTAACGGACTATCAGGAGGCGGTACAATAGCTGCTTCTAGATCATTTGCAGTAGATGCTGGTATTGGTTTGTCAGCTAATGCATCTGGAGTACACGTAGAAGCCGGAACAGGTTTAACTGCTAACTCAACAAAATTAATGATTAATGAAAGTACTATTAAAGGTCTATTTAGTGCTGGAGGTGACTTAAGTTACGATAGTGGAACTGGACAATTTACTTTCACAAACGATGCGGGAGACATTGAGTCTGTAGTTGCTGGCACTGGTTTAAGCGGTGGTGGTACATCAGGCGCGGTTACTTTAAACGTTGATTTATCTGAATTAACTGATATGACTCAAGCAGTTGATAATTCAGAAGATGAACTTATTATATTAGATAACGGAGCAGATAGAAGAAAACTTATTTCAGAAATACCTCTATCAGCATTTAATAATGATGCTGGATTCGATGTAGGTAATTCAAGTATTACTGATGTAGTAGCTGGTACAGGTTTAACAGGTGGTGGTTCAACAGGAACTATTACTATTACTGCAGGTCAAGGAAACGGTATTACTGCTAACAATACTGCTATAGCAGTTAATCCAGGTAATGGTATTGCTTCTAACTCAACAGGAGTTCATGTAGTAGCTGGTTCAGGTATTATATCTAACTCATCAGGTGTATATGCAGATGCGTCAGCAATAAGCCATGATTCTTTATCTGGGTTTGTAGCTAATGAGCATATAGATCATAGTGGAGTAACTTTATCAGCTGGAAGCGGTTTAACAGGTGGTGGTGATATCACTACTAATAGATCATTTGCAGTAGGAGCTGGAAACGGTATTGGAGTTAATTCAACTGCAGTTGCTGTAACAGCAGGCTTAGGTATTGCATCTAACTCAACCGGGGTTCATGCAGTAGCAGGAAATAGTCAAATAGTATCTAATACATCAGGTATATTTGTAGCAGAAGGAAATCTTGATATACATAACTTATCAGGGTATGTTGCTAACGAAAATATTGATCATTCAAGTGTATCGATATCAGCAGGTAATGGTTTATCTGGTGGTGGCACAATAGCAGCTAATAGAACTCTAGCAGTTGCTGCAGGTAATAATCAAGTCGTATCAAACACCTCAGGTGTCTTTATTACTGAAGGTAATATTGATATTCATAATTTATCAGGTTATGTCGCTAACGAAAATATAGATCATTCAGGAGTAACTATTACTGCTGGTAACGGTCTTTCAGGAGGCGGTACAATAGCTGCTTCTAGAACTTTAGCCGTAGCTGCAGGTAATAATCAAGTAGTATCTAATTCAACAGGTGTCTTTATTGCTGAAGGTAATATTGATATTCATAATCTTTCAGGGTATGTTGCTAATGAAAACCTTAATCATAGTACTATTTCAGTAACAGCTGGTACAGGTTTAACTGGTGGAGGTACAATTGCTTCTACTAGAACATTAAACGTTGGTGCTGGTAATGGTATAGTTGCTAACTCAACTGCAGTATCTGTAGGTGCTGGAAGTGGTGTAGCAGTAAATAGTTCAACAGTAAGAGTACTTGCTAATAATGGTATAACATCTAATGCAACTGGTACATATGTTAAACCAGGTACTGGTGTTTCAGTTAATTCATCTGGTGTACATATAGGACAATCAGTAGGAACTACAGATAATGTAACGTTTAATGATGTAAATGTATCTGGTAATTTAACTATTTCAGGTACAGAAACAACTGTTTCAACAGCTACTTTATCAGTAACAGATGCAATCATAACAGTAGCAAAAGATCAAACAGGTACACCTTCTGTAGACGCAGGTTTAGAAGTAGAAAGAGGCGATTCAGCAAATGCATTATTCTACTGGGATGAATCAACAGATAAATGGACTCATAAGCTTGCCGGTGGTACTGAATATGCTTTCCATACTAAAGCGAATGATATTGCATTAGGAACTGATACTTCAGGTAACTATGTAGATAATGTTACTGGTGGTAACGGTATTAATGTTACAGGTTCAGCAGGAGAAGGATGGGAACCGGCAGTAGCAATTAATGCACAAACTGGTCTGACAGCTAATTCATCAGGTTTATATACTAATGATTCACAAATTAATCATGACTCATTATCAGGGTTTGTAGCTAATGAGCACATTAATCATACATCTGTCACATTAACGGCTGGCAATGGTTTAACAGGTGGTGGTAATATTGCCGCATCAAGATCATTTGCAGTAGTAGGTGGTACAGGGGTAACATCAAATTCAACCGGTGTACATATTGGTCAAGATGTTGCGACTGGAGCGAGCGTACAATTTAATGATATAACTATAGCAGCTAATGCTGTCATTGAAGATCTATATGATAGTTCAAATAGATTATTAAAAGTATATGATAGTGGTGGTTCGGTAGTCTGGGGATAAAAAATGGCAATGCCAACTAGTAGAACAGAATTTAAAGATTATTGCTTACGTAAACTTGGCTTTCCTGTTATAGAAATTAATGTAGAGGATATGCAAGTTCAAGATCGTATAGATGAATCATTTTCATATTATTGGGATTATCATTTTGACGGTGTCGAGAGAGATTTTTATAAATGGTCACTAACATCAACTGATATCGAAAATAGATATTTAACCGTTCCTGATAATATTATAGGAGCAGTTAGAATATTTGATATTGGAGATGCTCTATCTACAAATAATTTATTTAATATAAGATATCAAATTGCTTTAAATGATCTTTATGATCTTACATCATTCAATCAATCACTAGTTACATATTTTACTAATATGCAGCATATTCAATTTATAGAAGAACTTTTAGTAGGTAGACAGCCTATTAGATTTAATAGACATACTAATAGACTTTATGTAGATATGGATTGGGAAAAAATGCAAGCTGGTGAATATGTTATTGCTGAAGTATACAAAATAGTTGACCCGGAAATCTATAATGACGTTTATAAGGATAGATGGCTTTTAAATTATGCAACTGCAAAAATTAAATATCAATGGGGATCTAACCTATCGAAGTTTGGCGGTTTACAATTACCCGGGGGCGTTTCATTTAATGGTAGCCAGATAATGAATGAGGCAGAAGCAGAAATAAATAAGCTTGAGGCCGAAATGACATCATCTTACAGCTTACCAGTAACTGATATGATAGGGTAATGAACTATGGCGATACAAGGAAGATCAACATACTTTCAAAACTACGAAGCTAGTGGTGAATCTCGCTTAATAGAAGATCTTATTATAGAAGCTATTTCTATATATGGCCAAGCATCTTTTTACCTACCAAGAAATCAAGTAAGTCAAGATCAGTTATACTCAGAAGCTGTATTATCTAAATTTGAATTAGCTTACCCTTTAGAGTTATACATTAAGTCAGTAGAGGGATATGAAGGACAGGGCGCCTTTATGGAGAGATTTGGTCTTACTATTCAAGATCAGATGAATGTTACTATAGCACGAAGAAGATTTAACGAAGAGATAGAAGAGTTTCAGCCTGATATAACTAGACCTAGAGAAGGAGATCTTATATTCTTACCATGGATAAAAGGTTCAACTGAAAACGCTATAGGTAAATTGTTTGAAATAAAATTTGTTAAGCATGATCAAATGTTTTATCAATTAGGTGATCTTCAAACTTATGATCTTTCATTAGAAACATTTGAATATTCAGATGAGAGATTTAGTACAGGTATACCGGAAGTAGATAGTATTGAGGTAGATAGATCTCAATCATACTTGTTAGATGCAAAAGGTCTAACATTAGAAACTGGATTAGCATTAACTACAGAATCTGGTCAAGAAATTATAAACGATAACTACGATAAAAGAACTCAAGATAAAGATGACGATTCAACCTTCTTCCAAGATGAAGGGGCTGACTTTATTGACTTTAGTGAGTTCAACCCATTTAGCGAGAATAACTTTTAATGTTTGGTAAAAAATATTACAACGGTGTTATAAGAAAGTATGTAGTTTACTTTGGTACTCTGTTTAATAACATAGAGATAGATAGAGAGGATGAATCAGGTAATGCTATTCAGACTTTGCGTGTGCCTGTTTCTTATGGTCCCAGACAGAAATTTATTGAAAGATTAAATGTAGACCCTAATTTAGATAGACAGATACAGATTCAATTACCGAGAATGTCATTTGAGATGATTTCATTTCAGTATGATCCTGAGCGTAGAATGAATCCTATGAGAGATTTAGTACAGGCTAAAAGAGATGAATCATTTAATTTGTCTAGTGTTGGAACACCAACTCCATTCAATATAGGTTTTGAATTAGCTATTATGGTAAAAAATGCAGAAGATGGAGTAAGAATATTAGAACAAATTTTACCTTATTTTACTCCTGAGTTTACAGCTACTCTTAAATTAATAGATGGATTAGATTTTGGTTTTGATATACCTGTAGTGTTTCAAAGCTTAAATACTTCAGATTCTTATGAAGGTAATTTTGAATCAAGAAGAGCTCTTATTCATACTTTAAGATTTGATATAAAAGGATATGTATTTGGTCCTGTAGAAGATAAGAAAGGTCTTATTAAAAAAGCAAATACTCAATTTTATGTTGACCCAGGTGCACCAGGTGTATTTAATATTAATAGTATTTCTACTCCTGCTTCTAGAATAACTATAACACCTGGATTAGATGCTAACGGTAACCCAACATCTAATAGCACACTTGCTATAAATACAGATAGTGTTAGTGCAAATGATAACTATGGATTCGTGACAGATAAATACTTTAATGGATAATAAAGATACTATTGGTGAGTTTTTAGAACTAGAGCCTCTCAAGAAAGATATAACAAAAGCAAAAGCAATTGTAAATGACAGTAAGTTAGATAATGACTTTGAGTATGCAAGAGGTAACTTATATCAAGTTATTGAAAATGGCTCAAATGCATTACAAGAGCTTCTAGAAGTTGCACAGCAATCTCAGCACCCCAGAGCATTTGAAGTAGTAGCTACTCTAGTACGTACTTTATCTGATGCTAATATTGCTCTAATGGACTTATCTAAAAAGAAACAAAATATAGAAACAGCTGCTAACGGTGGTACTAATCCATCTACAGTAAACAATACTTTGTTTGTAGGTAGTACAGGCGACTTACAGAAACTAATTAAGAAACAAATAAATGAATCAAGCTAGAGAAAATTACTTAGGTAATCCTAACTTAAAACGAGCTAATGTTCCTCAAGAGTTTACTCCGGAGCAAGTAGAAGAGTTTGTAAAATGTTCTACTGATTGTGTTTATTTTATTCAAAACTATATACAGATTGTAAATATAGATGAAGGTCTAGTTCCTTTTAATCTGTATGACTTTCAAGAAGATATAGTTAAACTAGTTCAAGATGAAAGATTTGTTATATGTAAGATGCCTAGGCAGTCTGGTAAAACAACTACTATTGCTGCTACATTATTATGGTATTTAATGTTTAATGAGTCTTTTAGTATAGCTATTCTAGCTCATAAATCTCAACAGTCAAGAGAAATTTTAGCCCGAATATCCTTAGCATATGAACATCTTCCAAGATGGTTACAGTTAGGAGTAGTAGAGTGGAATAAAGGTAATGTTGAGTTAGAAAATGGCTCTAAAATTTTAGCTGCTTCTACATCCGCTTCAGCAATAAGAGGGGGATCTTTTAACTTAATTTATTTAGATGAGTTTGCTTTTGTACCTATGCATATTCAAGAAGAGTTTTTTGCTTCTGTTTATCCTACGATTTCATCTGGTAAGACATCTAAAGTTTTAATTACCTCAACACCTAATGGTTTAAATCTGTTCTATAAAATATGGAATGATAGTGAAGAGGGTATTAATGAGTATGAACGAATAGATGTTCATTGGTCAGATGTGCCAGGAAGAGATAAAGAATGGAAAGAACAAACTATTAGAAATACCTCTGCTGATCAGTTTAGAGTAGAGTTTGAATGTGAGTTTATAGGTTCATCAAATACTTTAATCTCACCTTCAGTATTAAAACGATTAGTATATAAGAGACCAATAACTGAAACTGAAGATTATAGATTATATGAAGAGCAGATAAAAGGTCATACTTATGTAGCAATTTGTGATACATCAAGAGGGGTAAATAACGACTACTCAGCTGTTGTTGTTATTGATGTAACAGAGATACCAGCAAAGGTAGTTGCCGTTTATCAGAACAATACAATATCACCTATGAACTTTCCTCAAGTAATAGCAGGGCTATCGAGAAAATATAACAATGCATATATGCTTGTTGAGTCAAATGATATAGGAATGGCAGTTGCTGAATCAATACATAATGATTTAGAGTTAGAAAATGTATTAATGTCAGCTGCAAGAGGGAGAGCTGGTCAGGTTTTATCTTCTGGTTTTGGTGCAGGAGGACAATATTTTGGCGTTAGAACAACTAAGCAAGTCAAAAGAACAGGATGCCTAAATCTAAAGACATTAATAGAAAATGATAGTCTCTTTATAACTGATTATAAAATTTTAGAAGAGCTTACTCATTTTGCTCAAAAAGGTGAATCATATGAAGCCGAAGGTGGCTGTCATGATGACTTGGTAATGTGTTTAGTATTATTTGGTTGGTTGAGCATTCAAGATTATTTTAAAGAATTAACACAAACAGACGTTAGAAAACATACACAAGATCAACACGCAAAAATGATAGAAGAAGATATGCTTCCATTTGGGTTTGTTGAAGATGGTTTTGATCAGGTAGCTGATGGTTATCTCCAAGAGGGGAGCTGGTAGTTTTCTAACCCTAGGTTTTAATAAATATATTCAAACTATTTGAATTTTTAATATAGGAGCATAAGATGGCATTTCAAGTCAGTCCCGGTGTAAATGTTAGCGAAGTCGACTTAACTACAGTAGTGCCTGCAGTTTCCACAACGGAAGGTGCAATAGCTGGTGTATTTGAGTGGGGTCCTGTTGAGCAAAGAGTTCTCGTTGATAGCGAAACTTCTTTAGTATCACGTTTTGGTGAACCAACAGCATCTAATTTCGAAACATTCTTTACCGCATCAAACTTTTTAAACTATGGCAATAAATTATATGTTGTCAGAACAGTTTCAAGTGCTGCCCTAAACTCTACAGGTATCGTATCAGGAAGCGGTGGTGACACCTCAGGCGTACTAATTAAGAATAAAGTTGATTTTGATGCAGCGAGCTATTCAGCTCACGCTGATCATATTTTAGCAGCTAAGTATCCAGGCCTTAAAGGTAATGGATTAAAAGTTGAACTATGTGATTCAAGCGCTGCATTCAATAGTACAGTGACAATAGATGCTGCCTCAGGCGGAACTAATGCTCACATTACTTCTGGATCTTTAACTATAGGAACAGGAAGCTTAACAGCTAACCTAAATGTTATTGCCTCTGGATCAAGTATTACTAATACTCAACTTACAGCTTATTTAGACGAAGTAGTAAACGATATACAGGTAGGGGATTTAATTAACGTAGGCAACACCGCAATTGGTGAGCAAAAACTACAAGTTAAATCAATCGCAGTAAGTGGTTCAGACGTATTCACCGATACAGGTGGAGCGGTTTTTGACGCCACAAGAATAATAACATTCGAAAACAGATATACTTTATCATCAACTATAGCAGAAACTGTACTAGAGAGACAATGGGGTTACTTAGATAACTTTGATGCAGCTCCAGGTACTTCAGCTTATGTAGAAGGTAAAGGTGGTACAGGTGATGAACTTCACGTCGTTGTAATAGACGGTAATGGAGATATTACAGGTACTAAAGGTACAATTATAGAGAAGTGGTCAAACCTTTCAAGAGCAACAGATGCTAAAAACGAATCTGGTGAATCACTATACTGGTTAGATAAATTAAATGATTCATCTAATTGGGTCTATGTAGTTAAAAATCCTGTAACTTCAGGATTAGGTTCAGCTATGGCTGCTCTAGCAACAGCGTTACCAAGAAAGTATGACTTTTCTGGTGGTGCAGACGGAAATGCTGAGTCAGCAGTTAGTCTAGGAGATTTAGCCGTAGGTTATGATATGTTCTCCGATTCAGCTGATGTGGATATTTCATTACTATTAACTGGTAAAGCAGTTGGTGGAACTAATGGAGAAGGCCTACTTAACTATATCATAGATAATATTTGTGAAGTAAGAAAGGATTGCGTTGTATTCGGTTCTCCAGATAGAGCTGATGTAGTAAACGTAACAAGCTTATCATCACAAACAGATAACGTAGTTACATTTAAAAACTCTGTTAGATCTTCATCATATGGTATCTTAGATAGCGGTTACAAATATCAATACGATAAGTTCAGTGACGTATATAGATACGTACCATTGAACGGTGACATTGCTGGTCTTTGTGCTAGAACTGATGGTGAAAGAGATGCATGGTTCTCCCCAGGAGGATTCAATAGAGGTCAAATTAAGAATGTTGTTAAACTAGCATTCAATCCTAGACTAGCATATAGAGATCAACTCTATAAGTCAGGTGTTAACCCAGTTGTTTCATTCCCAGGACAAGGAACAGTTCTATTCGGTGACAAAACATTACTAGCTAAACCAAGTGCTTTTGATAGAATTAACGTAAGACGTTTATTCATAGTACTAGAGAAAGCTATTAGTAATGCAGCTCAATTCTCATTATTTGAATTTAATGATGAGTTTACAAGAGCTCAGTTTGTTAACCTAATTGAACCATTCTTAAGAGATGTACAAGGACGAAGAGGTATATACGACTTTAAAGTTGTTTGTGACGATTCAAACAATACTGGAGAAGTAATAGATAGAAACGAATTTGTAGGTGATATATATGTCAAGCCTGCTAAATCAATTAACTTTATACAACTTAACTTTGTAGCCGTAAGGTCAGGGGTTGAGTTCTCAGAAGTAGTTGGTAAATTTTAAGGAGTAAAGAGAGATGGCATTTAATATAAATGAAATTAGATCGCAGCTAGTATTAGGCGGTGCACGTCCTTCCCTGTTCCAAGTGAGGATTAATAATCCTGTTAATGGTGCTGGGGATCTTAAAACTCCTTTCATGGTAAAGGCTTCACAACTTCCAGCTTCATCTCTGGGTCTTGTAGAGGTTCCATATTTTGGTAGAAAATTTAAAGTTGCTGGTAATAGGGTATTTGCTCCATGGCCTGTTACAGTCATCAACGATGAAGATTTTCTAATCAGAAACGCTATGGAAGAGTGGTCACACGCAATTAATAGCCATGTTGGTAACTTGAGAGAGTTTGGAGAAGCTAGCCCATCAGAATATAAGACTGATGCAACAGTAAC